TTTTTTAATAACTTCTGATTTAAATTCCACACTAGATAATTTTTTAGGTTTCTTATCACTGTAAGGTAAACCACTACCTTCAAACATAAATTGTTTTTTATCTATAACAACTTTCTTTTTCTTTTGTGTATTTGTTTTTAAATCTTTAGGTCTACGTTTAGGAATAGGTTTAGCTATAGCTTTATTATCAACTGCTTTATTTGTAGCAATAACTGCTGATGCTACTGCACCAGTCTTAATTATATTTTTACCACCTGCTAATGCTTTAGCATTTTGAACTTTTTTATCTATAACATTTTGTCTAGATTTTTTAATAGTTTTTATTTGACCTGTTACTTTATCTTGAGCTTGAGTAACACCTACCTTAGTACCTGTGCCTTGATTAGTTTTTATTTGACCAGTAGTTTTATTCTGAATAGAGTTTCTACGATTTATATTTTTAGTTTGTTTTGTTTTATTTTTAACACCCTTACCTACTGATGTAAATAAACCTAAAATATCTTTACCTACACTTATAACTTTTGGAATAGATGTTATACCACCACTCATACTAATCTCCTAATATAATCTATTGTGACTTGGTTTTTTAATTTTTGAAGAAACTTTTCCACCACTCTTTAAACCAAGAGCAGCTTTTAATCCCATTCCTCCTGCTGATCCTAACTCCATTAAATCAAGTGGAGCAGTTCCTAACATTCCTACTCCAAAATTTTTAAGAGTATTTAAAACTTTTTTAGTTTTACCAAATCTTTTCTTTTTTCCGGGCATATTAATTTCCCCCTATAATTGGATTGTCTGCACCTGCAGGACTTGTAGGATTCTGCATGTCATCTCTTCTTGTTCTTCTTGATTGATTACGTAAACTTTGTATTGCTTCTACATACCTTCCTTCAAACAAAGGAACAGCAGTATAGTTTTTATTAAAGATCATAGCTTCAACCATGCTACCATTAAATAAAGCATCATAACAATAATCAGTAAAATAATTTGTATTTGTTGCAGATGTCAATGTAGTAGGTCTAGATATGTGGACCACCTCCCCATTAAAAGTTGATACAGGTGTTGGTGCTATTAACACTGTTACATTATTACGTCTTGCATAATATTGTGGTGTACCTGTACTTGCACTTACATTCCAATAGTCATTTATATATTCATCAGTTCTTTGTAATAAATTTATCTTTGTAGTATTAGCTACAATATTTATATTCTTAAGTATTCTTGTTCCTGATGGTAAAGTTAATTGATTATTACCACTAGACACAGCTACAGACGTATAAGAAACTAAACCATAATCGTCTAGATCACGTGTTAATCTTTCTTCTGTTCTATAAATCATCTTAGGAATATAGTTTAAAAATTCTGTGCTGTCGTTTTCAGCAGCTTCAAGAATATCATTTACAAGATAAGTATAATTAGCCATAAAAAATTGTCACAGTACTAGCTGAAGTAGGTGCTGAAACCTTTACTGAACCGGGCATCCTTATACCTAAGTCAGGCAAATAAATTGAACCTGTGTCGGTAGCAGTAGTACCTACAAATTTAATATTACTTCCATTAGTATTTCCTTCTGCATCAGTAGACGTACCTGTAATTAAAAATGTACCAACACCTGAATAATTTATAGCTCTAATTCTTGTATCAGATATTGCTGCATCAGAGGTAACATCTAAAACTGCTCCACTTCCTGTAACAAATCCTGTTCTCATTGTAGTTGACATATTATTTTTCCTTTATAAAAATAAATTTGTATACCTTATTATACAAAAAAAATAGGAAGGATGCAATGACCCTTCCCATTATTAGTTAATTAATTTAAACCTAAATTATTATGAACCTGAAGAACCATAGAAACCTCTCCAATCAGAAAAGCCAAAGCTATATCTTTCACGGGATTTGAATCTTAAGTTTCCAGTATCAAAGTCTGGTTCCATTTTAGTTTGTAGTGGTGAACGTACAAACATTTTAGTACCATTAGGACAATCAGTTTTTAAGTACCAACCATTAGTATCGGTAAATCTTCTATTTACATAGAAACCTCCCGGTACTAAACCTTGGTTCATGATTGAGTTAATATTATTAACATTAGTAGCACCATTAGCAGCAGTAGTAGGGTTAACTCCTATTGCAGTTGATAATGTACTATTTAGTATTTGATCTGCTGTGAAGGCTAAATCAGAAGGTATATGAAGTGATTTAGTTTGTAAACCAATTAAAATACCTCTATCATCTTTAGCTTTTGAAACAGTAATCAATGCAGATTCTAAAGCAGCTTCAGATAAATCAGTAGCTCCTAAAGTATTTGATTGAGTTCCATCACCTACAGTTGGATGAGAAGCTGAAAAGAAAGGTTGACCATCACCACCTGTGGCAGTAGCAGAAAATCCTTGGTTAAATACATCAGCAGCTTTTACTTGCTTTGTATTAGCCATTGCTCTAGCTAATCCTCTTGCTCTTAATTTAGCAAAAGTATCATATAGATTATCTTCCATTGCTTCTTCAGTTACAGCAAATGCAAGAGCCACAGTCTCATGTGTATATCTTGCTACATAACTTTCTTGAGCATTATCATAAGTTACAGCAGCACCCTCACTTTTAGTTGGTGCAGTACCGAAACCTGTAAATAATACTTCTTCTTCAAATGCTCGATCTGAATTTTCAGTGTCGAACAAAGGTGCATGCTCATTAGCAACTTCCCCATACTCCATGCCGAAAACAGCATTAAGACCCGGGAGAAGTTCTTTAGCAATACTTCCTCTATTTATAGCCATATTTTATTCTCCCTATCTTAAGTGAATACAAGATCAGTTACAGTGGCAGGTGCAGTAACTGCACAGTCCATGAACATATCTGTATGTTGAATTATACGAACATTTAATTTTAAAAATGCACGTTCAGTTGCAGAGTTAACATCGTTACCCGGTTCCATTACAGGGTCTAATGCTCTTACCATAGAAATTCTACTGCTTCTTAAAGCAGCTTCAATACCATGACCTGAGTTACCTGTAAAAGTACTTCCAGCTCCTAATGTAACTCCAAAGTTTTGAGAGCCATATAAATCTCCTGCAGTAACAGAAGCATCGGCTTGAACTTCAAATACTGTAGAAGGATCGTCATTTACCATTGCATAGATATCAGTGGCTGATGTACCAGAGGGCCAGTATCTACCGAACTTCTGTTCACCATTTTCAGTGTATCTAACTCCTTGAAATATGCCTTGAGCAATTTCAGTTACAGTTGTAATGGCTTGTAAATATCCTGCATTTATTCTTACTAGATCACCAGTAAAAATATTTGCTGCATAGCCTGAAGCTATAGGGTATTCACTGACTCCCTCGTTATTAGGGTTATTGCCTTTTTTACGAGAAGGTCGGAAGCCAAACAATGCTTTAGTTGTAGTCATTATTCATTCTCCTTAATTAAAAAATTGCACTTACCAAAAGTTCCGACCCTATTCAAACCTAACTTTGAAATGAAGGTGTTCTTCCTTTAGTAACTTGAGTTTTACTATTATTTCTTATAGGCATACGACTGTCACTTTGGCTCATTAACTGTTGATTAACTGCATCAACCATTTCTGAACTTTGACCTTCATAATACTTTTGTCGACTCTGTGCCTTTTGTATAGGCATTTTTGCTAGTGCTAAGTCTCCACGACAGACTGACCCACTATATCGACCTTCATCTCTCACGAAAGATGTATGTTGCATTTCAGGAACTTCAGCTAGTTCTACAAACTGCCAGCCTTCTTGTAGTCTTCTGCCAACATTTTGATAATCATCTTTGCCACGAAGATTTATACGTATCCAACGAAGAGCCATGCCCTCATTAGCAAAACGATCTTTAACATTTTCAGGAATATCTAGTAAATTAGGTTCTCTATATTCCATATCTTGTTCCCTAGTATTGAGTTCACGAGCTTCAACATTACGTGATTCTTTTATATTTATACGTGCCATTTTAATTTTCCTCCACGTTAATTAGCATTATAGACTGAAGTGTACTCACCATCGGATCGTTCCACTTTTAGTTTTTCTGCAGCATATTGTTCAAGTGGTATTCCCCATTTCTCAGCTAGTCTTATATCTTCTTTAGATAGTCTGACTTTATTCTTAGATGTGGATGAAGGATTACGTGACGTTCCTCCGACTACTTGAGCAGGGATTGACGTATCCTGCTGACGTTCATTAGTAAATCTTTGAGGATATTGATTCCTTAATCTGCTATCTATCTCCTCATAAAATTCGGGTTCTGAAGGATCAAAACCTTCTCCTTTTAATTGGTTATCAAGTTCAAGAGCTAATGTTGTCATTACCTGATCTTGACCAAACCAAGGATTTTTGCCTGCCCATTCCACAGCTTGTTTATCAAACGATGGTTTTGTAGTAGGCTTATTAACTGCTTTAGGTTCTTCTTCAACTCTAGAAGTATTCAACTGAAACTGTTGTTTATTTACTTTTAAAGCTGTAGCATCACCTTGAGCATTAGATAAGTTTTCTTGTGCCTTAACAATTAAATCAGTTTCTCCAGACTCAAGAGCCTGTTTATAAACCATCTGAGCCATTTCAATACGACTCTTTAATTGTTGTTCAGTATCTTCAAAACTTTTAGAAAAACTAGTCTCAGCTTCTTTTTGCTTTGTTTTTAATTTTTCTTCTAGTTCTACTTGTTTAGCTACTAAAGAATCAATCTGTTCATCACGTTCTTTTTTTTGACGAACTAATTGTCTTATACGTTTTTCAGCACCTGAAATACTTTCTTTTTTCTCAGGTAGTTCTGAAGCTATGCCTTCTTCTCTTTTAATAGGAGCAGCAGCATCTACTTCTTTTTCTTGTCCTTCAATTTCGATTTCAATTTTTTCTTCAACTTCTTTATTAGCAGAAGAGTCTATTGAAGTCCACTCAGTTTTTTCTTCAGACATTAAATGTCTCCTTCCCGTAGTTTACGAAACAAACGAATTACGTAATAATTATATTGTAATATAAATAACATTAAGTTACAATAGTAAGTATATAATTAATTTGATAAATTAAATGTAGGGTCTAACTCTTTAGGGTCACCTACTATCATAGATATTTGGTCATCAAACAATAAAATTAATTTGTAACCTTTATAAGAAAACTTTTGTCCAGTATGTTTACCATAACAAACATAATCTCCTTCTTTACACCAAGCTCCTTTTGGAAACTTAGCTTGGTCAAGATAAGCACTATCACCTACCTTTAAAACTTTTCCTACTGTTGTAAGATAAGCTATATCGTTTTTAGTTGAGTCAGGTATAAAGATACCACCTTTAGTTTTTTCTTTTACTGATACCGGTCTAACCAATATATGATATCCCGGTATTTCAGGTAATATTTCAGGATCAGCTACTCCTTCTTCTGATATCCACTCATCGTTTTTTAAACCATTTCCCATAGTAACTACTTGCATTAATCATCATCCTCTTCATGTATAATTGTATTAACTATTCTTTTAATTTCTACTGATGCCCATTCCAAACCTGCAATACGACCAACAGTATTCATATACATAGGATAATCTGAACAAGCTCCAGATGCAAGGGAAATTTTTAATCCTTCCATTTCTTTTTTAAGAATTGATTGTATTTCATTTTGTAACATTTATTTTCCTTTTTTAGCATCTGATAATAATTTAGTAATCATATCAGCAGCCTTAATGCTTTCAGTACCTTTTTGACCTTCTTCTTGTTTAATAAGATCAGCAAGAACTTTCACAGAAGCAATAGCAGTCTTACTATTCCTATCTCTTTCTTTTTCATCTGCTTCCATTAAACTAGATGCACCTGCTTTGTATGCATCTAATGCTATCTTTTCTTCTTTGATATCTAGGTCACGTTGTTTTAATGCACCCTCTGCTGCTTCTTTAGCAATTTGTGCTTGTATCTTTTGCTTTTCAAGGTCAAGTCTTTGTGCTTCAAGCTTAACCATTTGCTCTTCAGGAGAACCTCCTTGTTGTGCTGCCGCTTGATTAGCTTGCATAACTTGAGAAGCTGCTTGAACCATAATTTGTTCAATAACTGCAGGATTATTAGTATTAGGATCACCTTGAGGAGCTTGAGACATCATTTGTTTTGTAACACCATTAACTTGTTCTTGATATTTCATAACTGTATGCTCTTGTATATTAGCTTGTAATATAGGAGATACTCTTTGCATGATAGGATTACCACCATTCATAGGGTCTTGTAAGAACATAGTCTTAATTTGAATATGTGCATCATGGTTTTGTCCTACAAATGCTTTTATTGGTAGACCTTTGGTTGCTGCTTCAATATCTGTAACAGGATCAAGTGGCATAGACTCTGGCTTAGATGGTAGTATTCTATCTAAGTTTGGTATATTAGCTGCAGATAAAAGAGTTCTATTTAGTTCTTCCATGTTAAACATACCCGGAGGTGCTGTTTGAGCTAACTGCATAGCCATTTGTGTCATCATAAGTCTATGTGCTGATGAAGGAATGTTAGGATCACTAACAGGTATTACATCAATACGTTTATCAAAATCTAATCTAAATATATTTTCTGATAATCCCGGCATATCATAAGGATATTTAGAAGGTAAGCTTTCTGAATCTATACGAGCAAGAATTTTAAATTCATCTCTTTGTGACTTATGTAATCTTTTATGTATAGCACTAAAGAATTTACTAGATGCTTCTAGTAATGCCATAGTTGTTCCAACAGGTCCTGAATTAGAACCTTCACTTATAACTTGTTCAGTCGTATCAGCAAACTTTTGTCCAGCTCCTGCTACAAAACTTAACATAGCCATTAATGTTTGAGATGGTTCTTTATAAGGTAAAGGTATAATTGACTTACTTAAGTCCATACCTGTAGCTTCAACTTCTTTAAACTCTCCCGGTGCTATAGGATCGTTATCTCCTACAACTCTTACACCTTTAGCTTTAAATCCTCCCGGTAAATTAGCAAACTGACCTGCATCAATAAGACTTCTCATAGCTGCAGTTGCTGACATAGTTAAATTACCTAAGAAATGTATTAGTCCTAGACCATAAAAACCAAATCCCGGTACAAACTTATAATGGGTAAAGAACATTTTCTTTTGTTTTGTCTTATCTTTTTCATCCCAGTTTCTACGAATAGAAAGAACTTTACCTGAAGCTTCTTCTATTGTTACAATATAAGGACATGCTGTAGGGTAATCTTCTAATTCTAAATAACAATGCTGCTCAAGTAATACATACTGTGGGTCAGAGTCAGATGTTGGAGACAGACCTGTTACATTGTCCATCTTTTCTGCCATAGAAGTTTGATTAGGATTTGTAGGAGAAGGAAGGTCTATATCTAAATACATTCCTGCTTCTATTTGTCTACTTAAATCTAAAGGACTTCTATATAATACATGAGTGTATCTATCTGCTGTACGTAAGTCTTTAGCATAATAAGATACATAAAATTGATCTATAGGTACAAATTCACTTACAGGTCTTTCTAACGATGCATCATAATAAATCTTTTTAAATGCTGAACCTATGAGTGGTAAATGAAATAACATTCTTTCAAACTCATCAAAGAACTCAGGCATTTGTTCTGTTACTTGATAGTTCATAAAACTTTCAACTCTATTAGCTTGTCTTTGAGTTGATTCTGTAATCTCTCCTAACACCTGTACTTTGACTGGTCCTTTAGAAGGAAATAATTCTTGACTTGCTTTACTTTGAAACTTTACTGCTGATTCAATTAATAAAGGATGAACTGCTGTACAAGCACCTTCAAAAGGTTCTGAAGTATCTTCTAACTTTAATCCTAATAAATCAAATCCTCTTTCAAACATAGACTCCCATTCACTACGAGATTCTTTATCTGCTTGAAATTTTTCTATAACTTGATTAGCTATATCATCTAAATTTTCTTCATCTATTGATTCAGCTAAGTTATCATAGAAATTTGTTTCTTCATCTACTGCTTCTTCAACTTCATTATCATAATTAAACTCAACATCCATTTCACCTGTGCTAGGGTCTAATTCAAAATTAACACCTTCAGTTGGTTGTTCCATATTTAATTTAATAACATTGTCTACTTTAGGAATACTATCATTAGGATTTTTTTCTATAGCCACTTATTTTATCCTCCAACAAAAAGATTTCATTTGTCTTAAAGCTTCTTTTTTTCTTGACTGTAATATCTTTATATATATTTTTTTACCTAGTTTTTTCATTATACTATTATGTTCTCCAATATGCAATACGTTTTTGTTTTCTATGATTATTATCATCTTCCCAATTAGGGTCTTCAGGGTGAATTAAGTTCCAACTGTCTTTCATATAATGTATTGCCATAGTCATGCAGTCTACTTGGTCATCGTGTGATCCATTGGGAAAGGACATACACTCTGCAAATAAATCATCTGCCCATACTTTATCTTTAGGTATCCATACTCTTTTAGATTCCATCAATGGTGTTGATGCATACACCCTAGATACTTTATCTCTATCAGGTAAGTAGTCTAGCACTGGCAGCCCAGCTCTTCTCATGTCTTGAATGAGTGATTGTCCTGATGCTTTTTTTTCAATGATGCAGACGTCAGGTCTGTACTGCTTGTATAAATCCTGTGCAATTCTTCGTAGTTCAGGATATTCAAATCTTCCACGGGAACTAGCCAAGAGAATGAGATTGCTGACCAATACTTCTCCTCCCTCTGACGTTTCCATGTAGTCAGAAAAGATACCCCACGTTTGTATGACACTATAATCTGCTGTCTTCCTAGTACTAAAGGCTGTATCATACGTTTGTATAATGAACTCACATGGAGGAGGATCACCATAATCCCACCATTGAAACCAGTTCTTTTTAATGATACCTCCATCGTCAGGGGAAGGGTCTTGCATGTAGAGGGAGTTCCAATATCTAGCTCCATTACTTGCTCGTATTTCTTGTTCATCAATCTTGAGTATTTCGTCTGTTTTCCATTCTGGAAAGTATGAAGTTCCTTCAGGTAGCTGTAAGAGTTCTGCTGCTGTTTCGTCAAGCCATGCCGGTATGCTAATGACTTCCCAAGGGTATGTGTATGCTTCTGCATTTTGTTCCTGTTTTAATAGCCAACCACATAGATCATCATAGTGGTATCTTGTGTTAATAATTATGATTGATCCATTGGGCATTAGACGAGTACGTAGTCCTGCTGGATACCATTCTTTTATATATCTTCTTCCTGCTTCACTAAAAGAATCTTCCTCAGACATGACATCATCTAGCAATGCTACGTTAGCACCTCGACCTGCTACTTGACTTCTTACACCAGCAGCATAGTAAGACCCATGTTTATTGGTCTTCCATTTACCTGCAGCCTTTACATCATTTCTTAAAGATACTCCTTTAAATATTCTTTGAAATCTAGTTGTATTTACTATGTCTCTAACTGTTCTACCAAAATCACTTGCTAATTGGTCACTATGAGATACTGACATTATTTCGTGATTAGAAAAGTTACCTATATACCAAGCCGGGAATAGCTTACTACATATAAGAGACTTAGACGATCTAGGTGGTAAAAATACCATTAATCGTTTTACATTTCCTTCTACTACACCTTGTAACTTTTGACATAGTAATTCTATATGCTTACCCATCTTAAAGTCGGATACAAGAGTGGGTGCAAATATCTTTACAAAAGTTAAGAAATCTGTGGAAGCTTCTAAATTAGAATACTTCTCTAGGTTATCTTTTAATAATATATAAGGTGTTATAGATGAATCTATTTCTTCTATAGTATTTAGCATTATATTTTTAATTTATTTTTTTTATCTGATGAGTTTATTTTAGCACATGCATACTTTTTAGGAAAGAAGTATTCTATATTATTGTTAGCTAATTCTGTCATTTCTGTAATTCTATTATAGCAACTATTATAATTTTTATGAGGTCCTGTTGTATCTTGCATAGTAACACAATTATAGGGATTATATATAGAACATAATAATACAAAAGCTTCAAACATTTTATTCTCCTATTTTTTTTATTATAGCATATTGCCAAAACATAAGAAATGTGTTATTTTATATTTATTACTCCAGAGGGTAAATAGCTACCCATCCCCAATAAATTATACAACAAACTAACTTATATTCTTAGAATACAAGAAGGGATTTTGTATTCTAATTATCCCCAATCTAGTAATGGTTAAAGACCCTAGTTTTTTTGAAAATATGTTTCACCCCTATATTATATATATATGTATGTGTAGAATCTGTGGGTAGGGGTGTGTCATATGCATTCCTTACTATACTAAAAAATCTCCATGATTAAAATTTTTAGAATAATTAACCTATCTTGTCTTAATTATGCCTATTTTAAACCTATTTATGCTCCTTAACCTAACCATACTAACCCATTGATATTACTAGCTTTTTTAATGATGTATACCTTAACAACCCATATAGATTATGAAAAGTTTAAAAGATAAAATGATTAATCTATTTAAACTTAAACATTAACTTATTAATTAAAAAGGGTTAGCTTATGACTATACACATTAAAGATATACAAGATAATAAACAATTAGATAATATAATAGATAAACAAATAGATTATTTATATTTTGATTTATTAACTGAATTAAATAATCATAGTCGAAGAAAACATAAATACACAATTAAACAACAAATGGAAATTAACAAAGCTTTAATTAAAACAATTATATTACAATCTAAACTATTAGAAATTATATAATTGTATACCTTAACAACCTATATACTTATTGAGAGGATAGATTAAAATGAAATATTTATTATACACATATCAAGATGAATATATGTTAGATGATCAAGACAAGAAGATATATTTTTCATCTTTAGAAGATGCTTACAATGAATTAAAAATATACTTTGATGAAACCAATATGTATGCTTTAGAAGATGGTAATACAATATATAATTTTAATCAGTTTGTATCTATGAGCAAAATACATGATGAAGAAGATTTAGATTATGATTTTAATTCTAGATATAATTATTTAAAGGATATAACAAAATGACAATAGATTTAAATACATTAGAAAAATTACAAGACTTAGATTTATCTTTTAACGATATCGATACATTAAACGATATTGTTTTAAATAATATACAAAAATTAGAATTAACAATAAGAGAAGGAATTAATATTAATGATAGTTATTTAAACGAACTATATAAATTAAACTTAAAACTTGTTAAGATTAAAAGAATGGCAAGACAATTTAAAACATATGAGGAGAAATAAAAATGTGGATAAGAGATAACGTATTTAAATACAAGATTGCAAGTAATCCTACAAGAAAACATTTTGAGGAAATAGTAAATATTATTGTTAATAATAATTATTCTTTCCAAGAAATAGAATTAGTAAAAGCTTATTGCTATTCTAAAAATCCAAGATTTAATGAAGACATATTTTTAAAGGCAATAGAAACTAAAACAGCAATCCTAGATGAAGGGAAGGTAACAAATGCTAATTAAAAAGAATGATGAATACCAAGAACAATGTAAACAAGATTATCTACATGAATTAAGATTAGAACATAAAGATGAAGGTACTGTTGATGAAGATTATAATTTTGTTGATGATGAATATAACAATATGACTAATGAAGAAATAATAGAATATAATTTAGAATGGGATAAATATGGTTTAGGTTTACCATTAAAGAATTAAAAGAACCCATGTACCATCTAATGTTCTTTACCCAACTTAACATTTTACAAAGGAGAAATAATGTTTAGTACACATCAAAAATTAATAGAAAACTTTGCAAGAAAAAATCCTAATAATATGGTCAAAGTTTTCTTAATGGTTTTACTTTCAATACAAAAGGATTGGTCACAAATTGGTGAACATATGCTTGATGTAAAAGCTGAAGGTATTGATAGTAAATATCTTTATGGAAGTAAAAGACTAGCATATAAACAAATAATCAAAATGAAAAAGGAATTATATGATACCATATTTAATGACGAAATAAGCTTAGTAGATAAGCTTTTATTAATTAGATCAATACATGGTATAGATTTAGTTAAAGGTGGCTTTGTATTGCAGTTATGTATTGGTAAAATAGGATGTTTAGATGTACACAATCTTAAAAGGTTTGGATTAAAAGCTTCAACTTTTAAAACCTATGGAAACTTAATAGAAACTGCAAGATATAAAGCTGAATTATATATTACAACTTGTAATAAGCTTGGAGGTTGTGAATACCTATGGAATAATTGGTGTGAATATTTAGCTACAATTTATCCTAAGAAATACCATTCAGCTAATGACGTAAGCTTAAGACATCTAACATACTTAAATTAAGGAGAAAATAAAATGACTAACCCATTATATTTAGACGTATACGATGATGATAATAATTTAGTTTCATCAGATGAACTAACTTACATAACAGTTAATTCAACTGATGATTTAAATAAAGTATTTCAACAATGGCAAAAGGAGAAAGGAAATTATGTAGATTATGAAGATACTAAACAACATCTTTATTAGATGTATACCTTAGCAACCCATATATATTATATAAACTAAACTTAAAAAGGAAAACGATTATGAATTATATACATACAAATAATAACAATGACAACTCAACTGCTACACCAATGGAGAATGATATGCAGAAATTAAATACAATACCAACTGTTCCTACTCAAGGATTATATTTTCACAGAACTACTAAAAGATATGGTAAACCTATTGGATCAGTATCACATAACTTTAGATATCTTTTAGTTAATAGAGATAGATCAAGTGGAAGATTTACTAGAAAGGGAGTAAAATAATATGGCTAAAAATTCTTTTGGAAAGACTAAAGAAATAGGTAGCAGTTATGCTACCTATAGAATTGATAACCCTAACAATGGTATGTATTTTGAATGGAAGATATTAAAGACATATCAAACTAAAGATAATGAAAAGAAAAATCCATATGCAAGATGGTATACTGCTTGTAAATCACCTATGACATATGATAGTTGGGAATATGGAGATGCTTACATAAAAGATATTATGGAAGTAAAACCAAAACTAATAGATGCAACTGATGAATGGAGATTTAATTATGATAACTAAAACATCTTTAATATTTTTATTATTGGCATGTTCTTTTATGTTCTATAGAACATTTGAATTGATATCATATGATATAGATTTAATTGCATTACTTGTAAATTACCTATCACTTGGAGTAGGTGCAACACTAACAATATTTATTGTGAAAGGAAAACATTAATGGATGAGAAACAAAAATGGTTGTATGATGTAACAGTAAAACCAATAGCACCTTTACCTATCGACTATCAAGATAACGTAGTCGATATGATGAAGGAGATACAAAGGCTACAAGCTTTGGGAAAAAGTAATCCTAAAGTTAGAGGTTGGGGAATGAATGATATAGTAAATGAAATAGGTATCCAATTTGGAGAAGGATATAAACCATTTGCTAGAGATTACATTCTTAAAGAAGCTAATCTAAATGAAGGAGTATAGATATGAAGATACATAGAATAGTACAAATGCTAGGAGCAACTACAACTAGTGGCAAACTAGCAAGTGATATGTATGACTTAAACTATAAGACATATTATTCAGAAGCAGATGGTAAAGATATACCTATATCACATATGGACTTTCAACATTTGATAAGAGCATTTATTAAAATGATGGACAAGGTTAAATATTATAAGAAACTTGCAGAGGATAACTTTGTATCTTCTGTAGATGATTTAGATGAGAGAGAAAAACTTCAACAGAAGTATGACAACTTACGTGAGGTGTATGCAATCATGTTTGACAACTGTGATGTAAAAGATAAACACATATTTAAGTTGCAAGAAAAACATCAAAAGGAAGTAGACAATGCAGAGTATTGGAAAACTCAATATAGAATAGCTAATGATCTTCTAGGAATTAAAGGAGATAAAAAAATGTTTAGTGAAATACCTAATAATTCTTTTGGTAAATCATTAGTTGACAATATGAAAGCTTACTTAAATAAAGATAGCTACAAGATGAGAGTAAGAGGTCAGTATCTTGATGAAGAAACTAAACAGTCAGAAGGTTGGAGAAAATATGATAGAGGACAACCTATTGATAAATCTAAATGCTTAAGAGTATATATAGATACTAAGTAATGTATACCTTAGCAACCCATATATTAACTGAGAGGAGATAACATAATGAATGTACTAAGTTGTTTCGATGGTGCTAGTTGTGGTCAATTAGCATTACAAAAATTAGGTATTACTTTTAATGGTAAAGAAAATACTTATTATGCAAGTGAGATAGATAAGTATGCTATCCAAGTAACTCAAGCAAACTTTCCTAATACAAGACAGTTAGGAGATATTACTGAACTTGATGAGTATGAAATTAAATATTGGGATATAGACTTAATGATAGGTGGTAGTCCATGTCAAGGCTTCAGCTTTAGTGGTAAGCAATTAAACTTTGATGATCCTAGATCAAAACTATTCTTTGATTTTATTAGGTTAAGAGATGTAGTTAAACCTAAGTATGTATTACTTGAGAATGTAAGAATGAAAAAGGAATCTCAAGATATCATATCAAAATATATGGGAGTAGAACCTATACTTATTAATTCATCTTTACTATCTGCTCAATCTAGAAATAGATTGTATTGGTTTGCTCAATTAGTTAATGATGAATATGTTCCTATGAATATATCACAACCTAAAGATAAAGGTATCATGCTTAAAGATATATTAGATGACTTACCTTTTGGAGATGTACCTAATTACTTAGTTAATAATTGGGGAGGTAAACCAAGAGGAGATAGAGTTAAATCAGTTGAAGATGATAAAGCTAATTGTCTTACTGCTACTATGTGGAAAGGACAGATACCTACCTTTGTAAAGAAACCTAATCCAACTGTATCTAAGGAAGGTTTAATTAGGGTGGGTAGTGCTGATATAAGAGGGCATGATAGCATCAAAAGAGTTTACTCTGCTGAAGGTAAAGCACCTACTCTAACTACCATGCAAGGTGGACATAGAGAACCAAAGGTTGCCATAGCTAGAGTAGTTAATCGTAGACTAGATGAGAATGGTATACGAAAAGATAACCAACTAGACTTACCTTTCACTACTAAGTTAGAAGCAAGACAAGATAATATATCTAATTGTCTTACGACTGTACAAAAAGATGACGTAGTAGTTAATCAAAATGATTATGGTTGGAGAAAGCTGACACCTTTAGAGTGTGAACGATTACAAACTATGCCAGAAAATTATACCAACCATGTATCAAAGACACAAAGATACAAGATGATTGGTAATGGTTGGACAGTTGATGTGATTGCACATATACTCAAAGGCATACAGTTAGATGAAACGTGGCATGAAATGTATCAAACAAAGGAGAGAGTGTAATGACAATAGCATTGAACGTAAGCAACGAGACACGATATAAAAAAGCATTGGTTAATATTTTCTATTACCAAGCATTAGGTCAGAGTAAGAAAGAACTTCAACCTCAATTATTCTTTGATGAAGAAACTACAGATGCTTGGACACTTGAAAAATGTCGTACTCAATACGTACAAGACCAACTAGGATTTATTGAGGATGAAAATCTTGATGATGAGATGGAAGAAACTTGGAACTTAGTATATAAAAAGGAGTTAGTATAATGGATATGGACAATTACTATAAACAACTTGAGGGATTCAAGATAAAGAGTTACTTAGGAGAGAATGAAGATGGCTTTCCACAATTCAAACTAACCAAGCCTAAGTATGCAGACGTACTTGTGGAAGTTAGTGCAGATGGAGAGGGTAACTATGGTGGTGTATTATTTTTAAGTGAAATGGAGAATGTATAATGTCTAAAGGAATAAAGGGTAGAGGTAAGATACATAGTACCTCTAGGTCTTGGGAAAAATCTCTAAAGAAAACAGACAACTCAAAGAAAAGACAGAAGGATAAAACAATTATTAGAAAGGAAACAACATGAGAAATACAAAAGCAATACATCTAATAGCATTGATAGATGAGGTAGAGATATTAAAAACTATGCTACAAGATGAGGATACAGGTCACATACATACTACAATAAGTATGTTAGAGACTAGGATATCAAGTTTAATAAAAGAATTAGGAGGAGTATTTAAATGAGTTATAATAAATCTGAATGGGAAAAATCTATAGTAGATATTGAATATCAGTTTAGACAGTTAGCTTACAAACATAAGGTAGCTTTTAGTTTATTCTTTCCTGAAGATTACATACCACCTAGAGTAGAAGCTACACCTTCAATTATTAAGAAGGTGGCAGATGAACTACAAGATAATATAGACCATCAATTAAAAGATAAAAATGATTTTAACCTAGCATCATGTCATTTGAACTGTACTTATGATAACATATAGTATATAATTTAAATTTTAAAAGGAATGACAGATGGCTTACAAAAAAAGAAAGAAAAAACTATATGAAGTTATAGGATATGAAGTGTTTGAGCAGACGTTTTTAGTATCAGCTACTGACCACTACGAAGCTATTGATAAGATAGATGAGATTGAAAGTCCTCATATAAATAAATCAATAGAAAAATATACTGAGAAAGCTAGGGAGATTAAACTTGTCTGATAGAATAGAAACTTACATAGCTTGTATTATTATTATATTTTTCTTTTTTCATGGTGTATTATTATGATATATAAATATAATAATCATAAAGAAATAAAATCTTTTGATAAAGGTTTTATAGAATCAGTATCTAAACAACCAATATATAATGTATCAATAGAAGATATAAATGAATTTTTATATTCATATAATATCTATCTGCATCAAACAGAAAAGGAGAGTAATTATGCAGAACCTATGGGAGAAAGACAGAAAGAAAATTTTTAAGGAACTATACAACCAATACATAGAGGAGGGTTATACATCAAGAGAAGCAAAGCAAATAGCAAAAGAAGAAGCAGACGATAGAACAGGTGAGAGTGAATCGTTTGCTATGAACATAATAAATGAGGAGTACAGAGATGTCTAACAAGGAATTACTATCAGAATTTTTTGGACAAGGACCTTGGGCAGATCGTAGTGCTACTCTATCTTTTATTGATAAAGATAAATATGAGTTGCTTAAATGTGTTAAAGGTAAAATAAAAGATACAATGTTTTTTAATCATGAGATGATAGCAGAATCATATGCAGAAGATTGGATCAAAGGAATCAACCCAACTACAATAGGAATGGAGTAATAGATATGGACTTAAAAACTTATCAAGAAAGAGCAAGCAAGACTGCAATATTTCCTAATGAAAAAGCTATGGAGTATTTAGCATTAGGTATGACTTCAGAAGCTGGAGAAGTTGCAGGTAAAGTAAAGAAGTTAATAAGAGATGGAGCAGATAAAGAAGGATTAGAAAAAACTAAATTAGATATAGCATTTGAAATTGGAGATGTTATGTGGTATTGTTCTATGTTAGCCAAAGAAATTGGTACTAATCTTGAAACTATTTGTTCTGTTAATATAGCTAAGTTAGAAGGTAGACAGAAAAGAAATACTTTGTCTGGAGAAGGAGATCATAGATGATAGAATATAATTTACATTATATAGATGTTGTTAATAATACTGAACATAAGATCGAAAAGAATATTGAACAACCTAATTGGTTAATATGGAGAGAAGGTTTAATAAATGCTATAGGTTTTAAGACAAGTAATGAACATAACAAATTAAATGTTTACGAAAGAGATGGAACTTTACGAGGATACTATTATGGAAAAAGGACAAAAGTCGAAGGCAGTCAGTAGGGGATACTGTGATAACTGCAAATCCTCAGATGGCAATGTATTATATGAGGATGGTAATACCTATTGCTTTGTATGTAATAATTTTAAAGGGAATAAAAACATGGATCAAGCACCAAGACAAGCACCTATTCAAGGTGTGGTTCACAATCACTTTACAAAAGGAAACATAGAACCTTTGTTGGATCGTAAGATCAAGAAAGAAACGTGTGACTTCTTTAACGTACAGTTGGTAAGAGATAGTCAAGGTAAGTCTATCAAACATATCTATCCTTACTATGATAATACTGGTTCTCATGTAGCAAACAAGATACGTAACATAGAGAACAAATCTTTTATGACAGAAGGAAACTTTCCTAAAGGTTCTTTGTTTGGACAGAATAAGTTTAATCAAAGAGGAAAGTATATTACTATATGTGAAGGTGAGTTAGATGCTATGTCAGCTTATGAACTGTTAGGTTCTAAGTGGTCAGTAGTTTCTATTAAGAGTGGTTGTCAATCAGCATTAAAAGATATCAAGTCTAGCTATGAATACTTAAATTCATTTGAGAATATTGTTATATGTTTTGATAGTGACGAGCATGGAAAGAAAGCTGCCAACCAAGTAGCACAAATCTTTGAGCCTAATAGATGTAAGATAGTAGACTTAAAACTAAAAGATGCCAATGAATATCTGTGTCAGAATAAACGAGAAGAGTTTACTAGACTATGGTGGGAAGCTAAACCTTACACACCTGCAGGTATCTACAACTTAGCTGACATAAGTGATAGACTTTACAAAGAAGAAGAAGTAGAAACTTGTTTGTATCCTTATGAAGGTTTAAATAAGAAACTGTTTGGTATAAGAACAGGAGAGTTAATTACCTTTACTGCAGGTACAGGTGCAGGTAAGTCTAGTTTGATGAGAGAACTTATGTTTCATTTACTAAAGAATACCAAACATAATGTAGGTGTATTCTCATTAGAAGAAAACATAAAGCAGACTGCCTTTCATCTTATGTCTGTGGCAGCTAGTGATAGAATATATATCAATGAAGTTAGGAAAAAATATACAGAGCAACAGTTGAGAGAGTTTGAAAGACAGACAATAGGTAGTCGTAGGTTTTTTGCTTTCGATCATTTTGGTTCTATAACTACTGACGAGATACTCAACAGAGTTAGGTATATGGTTAAGGCTTTGGACTGTAAGTTTATACTTATAGATCACTTGTCTATATTGGTATCAGGTTTAGAAGGTGAAGATGAAAGACGTAATATAGATCAGCTAATGACAAAGCTACGTTCTTTAGTAGAAGAAACTAGGTGTGCTATGTTACTTGTATCTCACTTACGAAGAGCTAGTGGAGATAAAGGACAAGAGCAAGGTAAAGAAATATCTTTATCTATGTTGAGAGGTTCTCATTCTATTGCTCAAATATCAGATGCAGTTATAGGATTAGAAAGAGATCAGCAAGCAGAAGACAAAGTACAAGCTAACACCACCACAGTAAGAGTCTTAAAGAATAGATATGCAGGTGAAACAGGTGTAGCAGGTTACTTACTATACGATACTGATACAGGTAGGTTGTCAGAGATAGACAATCCTTTTGAAACTAAAGACAATGAACAAGTAGATGTTATGGGAGATTGGTAATGGAAAAACTGCAACCTATTAAAGGAGCAGTCAAGGCTAAGTTTAATTTAACTACATATAATTTAGCAGATGGTATAGCTAAGAAAACTATATCAGACTATCTAATTAAAAATGGTCACGAAATAATTAACATGAAAGAAAATTATTGGTTTGACATAGAGAGTAAAAAGAACGATAATATATATTACTCAGAAGTTGAAATCAAAAGTGGATGGAAAGGTGATTGGAATCCTAGTTGGAAAGAGATCAGAATACCATACAGAAAGAGAAGACTTATAAATAAAATACAAGACATGGAAGGTGATAATATATTCTTTAACTTCTATGTACTAAGACAAGACCTAAAGAAAGCTTGGAGAATTAAAGATAATATAGTAGCTGAATCTGAGGTCAAAGAAGCTTATGGAAGATACATTACTAAAGGAGAAGTATTCTTTCATATACCTTATGAGAAGGCAGAATTGGTAGAGACATGAGAAGATTTACATTAGACATAGAGACAGATGCCATCAAAGCTAAAGTAATACACTGCATTGTAGCACAAAATATAGATACAGGTGAGATAGTTGTATGGCACAAAGATACATTAGATTCTTTTGCTAATTGGTCTAAAAGTGTAGATATATTTGTGATGCATAATGGAGTATCCTTTGATGCACCTGTTCTTAATGAACTGTTAGGTAGTCAAATACCTTTGAAGAAAATAAGAGACACCTTAATATTATCACAGTTAGCTGATGCAAGTATAGATGGTGGTCATTCTTTAGATGCTTGGGGAAAGAGATTAGGTTTTCCAAAGCAAGAATGTAATGACTTCTCTGTATATACTCAAGGCATGCTTAACTATTGTGTCAATGATGTTAAGTTAACTACTAAGCTATACAAATACTTACAGACTAAACTTAAAAGTTTTTCATCTAAGTGTATAAGTTTAGAACATCAAGTAAGAGCTATAGTAGATAGACAAGAGAAGAATGGTTTTACTTTAAATGTAAGTCAAGCTTCTTGTTTGTCAGCTAAGTTAGAAGAAGAAGCTTCATCTATCGAAACAGAGATGCAAGAAATTTTTCCACCTATTACATATGAAAGATTTTCTGAAGCTACTGGTAAAAGATTACAAGATAAAGTAGAAGTCTTTAATCCCGGATCACGACAACAGATAGCTAAACGTCTCATGGAATAAGGTTGGAAGCCTACTAACTTAACACCAACAGGTCATGCTATTGTTGATGAAGGTACATTAAAGAAAGTTGATATACCTGAAGCCCAAAAGATTTGTCAATATCTATTACTAAAGAAAAGAGTTTCACAGATTAATTCTTGGATAGATGTTGTACAAGAAGATGGTAAAGTTCATGGTAGAGTTATGACATTGAGAGCTATCTCAGGAAGAATGGCACACAACTCACCAAACATGGCTCAAATACCTGCAGTCTATTCACCTTATGGTAAAGAGTGTAGGTCAGTTTGGATACCAAGTAATTCATCCTATAAATTATTAGGATGTGATGCTTCATCTTTAGAACTAAGATGTCTTGCTCATTATATGGGAGATAAAAAGTTTATTAATGAGGTTGTAGATGGTGACATACATACTGCTAACCAAAAAGCTGCAGGTCTAGAGACAAGAGACCAAGCTAAGACTTTTATATATGCTTTGATATATGGTGCAGGAGCAGACAAGATAGGTTCTATTGTAGGTGGAGGAAGAAAAGAAGGTCAACGAATTACTAATAAGTTTATGACCAACATGCCTGCCTTAAAATCTTTAAGAGATAAAGTAGACAAGGCAGCTAGAAGTGGATACATCAAAGCATTAGATGGTAGACTTCTAAAGATAAGACAGATGCACTCTAGTATGAATCAATTATTACAAGGTGCAGGTGCAATCATTTGTAAAGAATGGTTACGTCAAATAACTAAGAAGGTACAACAGTCTTATGACTATAAGCTTGTTGCATCAATACATGATGAGTATCAGTTTGAAGTTCGTACAGATCAAGCAGAAAGCTTTGGAAGATTAACTCAAGAAGCTATGAAGCTTGTACAAAAAGAACTGAATGTTCTATGTCCTTTGGATAGTGAATATAAAATTGGAAATAATTGGGCAGAGACTCATTAATAAGTTGACATACTATATATATAGTATATAATTATAACAATCAAGAAAGTAGTATTTAAACTACATAATTTAAATGGAGAAAATAAATGGCAGTATTATCAGGAAAAGCCCATTGGGCAAGTATCTCTTCACCTAACTCAACATTCGAGCCAGTGTGGCAGGTTGACTTAGCAGTTGAAGGAGCAGAGTTAGAGAAGGCTAAAGAGATGGGTCTTACTATTATGAACAAGGATGATGACAGAGGTAGCTTTGTTAGAATCAAACGTAAAGTATATCGTAAGGATGGTAGCAAGAATAAATCACCTATTCTTAAAGATTCTAAGAACCACGTACTAAGTGAAGTAAATGTTGGTAATGGTTCTGACGTTAGAGTTTTATTCAAATCATTTGATTGGGAGTATGCAGGTAAGAAAGGTATAGGTGCTGACCTTCAAGCTATGCAAGTTATTAATCTAATCGAGTATGAAGCTGGAGAAGACTTTGATGTTATTGATGATGGGTACATTGCATCTAATGCATTTGATGATGACGATATCCCCTTAGTTAGTGCTTCAAATTAAGTAACCATTATCAAGGGAACTGCTCTTACATTTGTAAAACGTAGGCAGTACGATAGACAGGAAGTTGGGTGGGTTGTCTATTATTTTAAGGAGAAACTAATGACTACAAAATTTGAACTAACAAAACATAATCTGGATACAGAAGCATCAGCTACCTTAAGAGGTACTGCTGATAACTTAGAAGAACTAAGAGAATTGTTGGTATATTTTGTTCAAGAAATTGGTTATACTTCTGTAGAAGACTTAGTGTTTATTAAAAAGGAAGATAAAAAATGGAGAGACACAATGAATATATCAAACGTAAAACCCTTGAACTAGAAGAAGAACAAGGCATACAACTGCAAATGAATGTAAATTCAGAAGTAGATCATCCAATCCATTACAATCAATCAGGTATAGAATGTATTGATGCAATCAGTGCAGCTACAGGGGATGGTATGGAATATTATCTACAAGGAAATATAATTAAATACCTTTGGAGATATAGATATAAGAATGGTGTTCAAGACTTAAAGAAAGCTGAGTGGTATCTTAAAAAACTTATATCAATTACAGAAACTAAAGGAGAATAATATGCAGGATATAAATGTACTTAAAGACCCAAAGATAGATACCTTAATAAAAGATATCTATACTATGTTGGAAGAAGGAATCAATACAGAGCAGAGAGATAATTGGTCTTTGATGTGTCAGTTTTCAGATAGCATAAGAGATTCTGTTTCTCAAGCTATTAAAGAAGGACAGAGAGAGAAGTCACAAGCTTCATTACGTATGTCTCAAATAGGTAAGAAAGATAGAATGTTATGGTATGATATTAAATCTGATATAAAACCTACAGATATTAATGGGAGTACTAAAATAAAATTTATCTATGGACACATGTTAGAGTCCTTACTTATGTTGTTGACACAGTTAGCAGGTCATAAGATAACTGAGAATCAAAAAGAAGTAACTGTTGAAGGTGTTAAAGGACATAAAGATTGCAGAATAGATGGAATGTTAGTAGATATAAAGTCTGCTTCACCTTATGCATTTAAAAAGTTTAAAGATAATACCTTACATACTGATGATCCTTTTGGTTACATAGCTCAGATTAGTGGCTATGCTGAAGAAGGTAAGGATACTGAAGCAGCTTTCTTTGCTGTAGATAAATCTAGTGGTGAGTTAGCATTGTGTAATGTAGATTCTATCCATATGATAAATGCTCCTGATCGTATTAGGCATTTGAAAAATGTCATAGCATCTGATATAAAACCTGAACGATGCTATCCTGATGAAGCTGATGGCAAGTCTGGTAATAAAAAGTTATCCATTGGTTGTGCCTATTGTCCATACAAAAAAGATTGTTGGTCAGATGCTAACAATGGAAAGGGTCTAAGAGTATTTAAATATGCTAATGGAAATAGGTATTTAACTCAGGTATATAAGACACCTGATGTCGAAGAAATTTCTTATGCCTAGATTTAAGAAAAAGAAAAGAGACATACCTCATAAGTATAGGTCTAATTCAGAATACAATATGGCATGTGTTCTAGAAGAGAATAACATAGCTTATGAGTATGAAACTTTTAAAATTTCTTATGAGTGGAAAGAAGATAAAAAATATATTCCTGACTTTATACTTCCTAATGGAATCATATTGGAAGTTAAAGGAAGGTTTATGTTAGAAGACAGAAAGAAACATTTGTTTATTAGAAGCCAACATCCTAAAGTAGACATTCGTTTTGTATTTGATAATCCTAATAGAAAATTATACAAAGGTGGAAAGATGACGTATGGAGATTGGTGTGATAAACATTCATTTATATTCTGTAAGCAAGGATCAGTACCTAACAAATGGTTTGATAAATGTTAGATAAAGAGTTTGTTCAGCTTGAGAAACAAGTACTACAAAATAGAAGCTCACCTGAACAAACTTTATATCTGTCTGTTTTATTACAAGCTTTACTAGATGCAACTAAACCTTCTTATAAAGGTGAGCCTGATAATTCTATATTAGAAAGAGACAGAGCTACTGCATGGTTCTTTGCTTCAATAGGAGTAACTGCTGAAGACTTTGATATAATTTGTGATTATGCTGGAGTCAATTCAAAATACATGAAAGAGTTTGCATTTAAAGTTCTTAAGTCAGGAGAGATCGAGTACGTAAGAAAAAGAATTAATGCAGTATTAAGTCATTAGTATATTGTATTTCATTTAATTATGTGATATGATTTGCTTTCGTTTTTAATTTAAGGGGAAAGATATGATAAGTAATTATTTACCTACAGACTATCAAAATTTTATAGCTCTGTCAAGATATGCAAGATGGAAAGAAGAAGATCAACGTAGAGAAAATTGGGGAGAAACTGTAGACAGATACATAGACTACATGACTCTTCATTTAAAAAAGAATTATAAGTATACTATGACTAGAGCCTTAACGACTATGGTTAGAGATCAAGTTATGAATCTAGGTGTGATGCCTAGCATGAGAGCCTTAATGACTTCAGGACCTGCTTTAGATAGGTGTCACGTAGGTGGTTACAACTGTAGCTACATACCTGTAGATAGTCCTCGTTCATTTGATGAGTGCATGTATATACTTATGTGTGGCACAGGTGTTGGCTTCTCTGTTGAACGTGAGAATGTAGACAAGTTACCTATAGTTAATGAACACTTTGAAGACAGCACAACAGTAATTAAAGTTGGTGATAGTAGACCGGGTTGGGCAAAGGCATTGAGAGAACTTATTGCTATGTTGTATGTAGGTCAAGTTCCTACATGGGATGTGTCATTAGTTAGGCAAGCAGGTGCAAGACTTAAAACTTTTGGTGGTAGAGCATCAGGACCTGCACCACTAGTTGAGTTGTTTCAATTCTGTATTGATAAGTTTAAAGGAGCTAAAGGCAGACGATTGTTTCCTATTGAGTGTCACGATATCATGTGTAAGATTGGTGAAGTGGTAGTTGTTGGTGGTGTTCGTAGGTCTGCTCTTATATCATTGTCTAACTTAGGTGATGACCAAATGAGACATGCTAAGTCAGGTCAATGGTGGGAGAACGAAGGACAGAGAGCATTAGCTAATAACTCTGTAGCATTTAAAGGTAAGCCTGAGATGGGTACATTCATGAGAGAATGGCTTTCTTTATACGAGTCTAAGTCAGGTGAACGAGGAATTTTTAATAGACAAGCTGCTAAGACTAAGGCAGAAGAGAATGGAAGAAGAGATTCAAATCATTACTTTGGATGTAATCCTTGCAGTGAAATCATACTTAGACCATATCAATTCTGTAATCTTACAGAGGTTGTTTGTAGGTCTACAGATAATATAGAATCTTTAAAAGAAAAAGTTAGGATGGCTACCATCTTAGGTACATTTCAATCTACTCTTACTGACTTTAAATATCTACGTAAGATATGGAAAGATAATACAGAAGAAGAAAGATTGTTAGGAGTTTCCCTAACAGGTATCTTAGATTGTCCAGAACTTAATAATAATCACTACGAATTAGGAGATACTTTAGAAGAACTAAAAGCAGTGGCAGTAGAGACTAATAAAAAGATTGCTAAAGAGTTAGGTATTCCTCAGTCAACTGCAATCACTTGTGTCAAACCTAGTGGTACAGTTAGTCAGTTAGTTGATAGTGCTTCAGGCATACATGCTAGACACAATCCTTATTATGTAAGAACTGTACGTGGTGATAACAAAGACCCACTCACACAGTTTATGCAAGACAGTGGAATACCTAGTGAACCTTGTGCAATGAAACCTGAAAGTACTACTGTGTTTAGTTTCCCTATGAAAGCACCTTCAGGAGCTATAACTAGAACTGAAATGACTGCTATACAGCAATTAAAGTTTTGGTTATTATATCAAAGACATTGGTGTGAACATAAACCTTCTGTTACTATCTCTGTTAAAGAAGAAGAGTGGATGGAAGTAGGATCATGGGTCTATGAAAACTTTGATGAGGTATCGGGCATATCTTTTCTACCTTTTAGTGAACACACTTATCAACAAGCACCTTATCAAGACATAGTAGAAGCAAAATATTATGCTCTATTAAATGAAATGCCTGAGTCTATTGATTGGTCTAAGCTTGCTAACTACGAGAAAGAAGATACAACTAGTGGTGGAAGGGAGTTAGCTTGTACAGCAGATGCATGTGAAATAGTTGACATCACTTCTAGCTAATGATTGATGGTACAGAAATGCAATGGTGGCAGTGGTGGTTAGTTATTGCCATCACCATTAATACTTGTATAAACACAATCGTATTCTTTAAAGGTAGAAAGTTACACATAAAAGAAATTTTACATTTAAAACCTAAGAAAAAAAATTCTTCTTGACATAACGTAATATTTTTAGTAAAATAAGGAAAAGATAAATGAAATTAACTTGGTTACTATTATACATATCTAAAATATTTACTAAGATAGGTAATTATTTTTATAGGAAACATGTTAAACGTATTCGTAATAGACAAGAAGGAAGACTATGAACTATAACAAACGACCTGTTATCTATATAGGTTATGATAAGAGAGAGGAGATAGCATACAATGTACTTAAATATTCTATCGAAAGATTTAACACAGACTATGATATCATACCTCTCCACCAGCCCACATTACGTAGGCTTGGTTTGTATCGTAGAAACTTTGAGGTAAATAAACATGGTCAGAAAATTGATACATTCGATAACCTCCCCTTTAGTACTGATTTTACATTTACTAGATTTCTTGTTCCTCACATTAGCTTATACAGTGGCTGGTCACTTTTTATGGATAGTGATACATACTTACGTACTAACATAAAAAAATTGTTTGATACATACAATGATCCTAAGTATGCTCTGTATTGCATCAAACATCATTACATGCCTACTGAAACAATGAAGATGGATGGTCAGTTACAACAAAGCTATAGTAGAAAAAATTGGTCTAGTGTAGTTCTTTGGAATTGTTCTCATCCTTCTAATAAGAATCTTACAGTTGATGATGTTAATACTAAATCAGGAAGGTGGCTTCATAACTTTAAATGGTTAGAGGATCAAGAGATTGGTTCTATGTCTGAAGAATGGAACTGGTTAGATGGACATACTGATCAAGACATTAGTCCTTACCTTGTTCACTTTACTACAGGTGGACCATGGTTTCCTAAATGGATAGGAAAGAGAGAAGATGATGTTAAATATGCTGAAGAATGGAAAGCCATACATGATGATATGTCATATGGATTATTAACTGGAGAATAAAATGTACACCTTTGTAACCTCATTTAGTGAGAATGGATATGAAACATATGCAAAAAAAATGCTTGAAAGTATCGTTGAGAAGTGGAATCCAAAACATTTCAAACTCATTGCTTACTACCATGATTTCGACTTACCAAAACTTAAACCTCCTACTAGTGATGTTGTTAGTTATAGGAATCTTAATGACGTAAAAGATATGCTTGAGTATCGGGAACGTATGAAGAAGCACGATGGTACTGAAGGTGGTAAGATGTCTTACAACTGGAGACTAGATGCTATTAAATGGTGTCATAAAGTTTACTCGTTAACAGACTTAGCTTTTGAAATGATGGAAGATGAGAACTATGATAAAGAAGAACCTAATTGGTTGATATGGATTGATGCTGATACTATAGCTAGTAAACGATTAGATGTTAGTGCAGTTGATAAGTGGTTACCTTCTCAAGCAAGTGTTGTACATCTTGGTCGTACTGATATAGACTATAGTGAAACTAGCTTCATGGGATTTAACTTACAATATCATGATGCTTGTTCTTTATTAGCTGACTTCAGAGGTTGTTATACAATAGGTGAAACGATTGCTTATAGAGAATGGCATGATGGTTTCATCTTTGAAAGACTTTTAAACATCTATAAAGCTCATGGTATGGCTGTCAATAATATGACAGAGAACGTCAAAGGACTGACAGCATTTATGCAATCACCTTTGTCTGAATATTTTATTCATTATAAAGGAAACTTAAAAGATAATATAAGTAATACTAATGTATCTCCTGATGTTAAACTAGAAAGATATAGAAAGTTATGTAATATTGTAGAGCATTACAAAGTTAAAAATATAGTAGAAGTAGGTACGTGGAATGGTGGAAGAGCTATTGACATGGCTGATGCTGCTTTTAAAAACCATGATTCAGTAAACTATATAGGCTTTGATTTATTTGAAGATGCTACTGAAGCAAGTGATGACTATGAAATGAATACAAAACCTCATAATAGTATTGAAGCAGTTAAGAAAAGGTTAACTGATTATGCTACAGAAGTGTTTAATAAAGGCAAGACATTTACATTTCAACTACATAAAGGAGATAGTAAACTAACTATTCCTAAATGTAAAGAAGTTAACAAAGCAGACTTTGCTTTTATAGATGGTGGACATTCATATGAAACTGTTAAGGAAGACTACAAAAATTTAAAAAAGATTTCTTTATTAGTTTTTGATGATTACTTTTCTAAAGATCAAGAAGGAAATCTTCCTAAAGAAAGTAACATGGGTGTTAATAAACTTATAAAAGAAATGAAAGCCTATGGCAAGGTTGTTCTTCCTAGTACTGATCGAGTATTTGGTGGTGGTATAACACACATATGTTTTGTTGCTAATAAAAAAGGAACACCTGCATTACCTAAAGATTTAACTAGGATGCCTATAGTTGTTAATCCAAAAGACTCTAGACCTAAACAAGAAATAATAGATAATATACACACTAATCAAAAATTAATAAAAGATTTTGATTGGTTAAAGCATGGTAAAATAAATAAAGAAACTGCTTTTGTTGTATCAGGTGGAAGTAGTACTAACTTTAAACTCTTAAAAGAAAAATTAAAGAGTGGTGGTAAAGTATTCTGTGTTAAACATAGTTATCCTAAATTATTAGCTCATGGAATACAACCCTTTGCTTGTGTAATATTAGACCCAAGACCTATTGAAGGAGTGAGTACTCATGGAGTTGTACGAAAAGATTTATTTAAAACTATAGATGATAAGACTTTATTTCTTATAGCTTCTATGACTGATCCTTCTGTTACTAGATACTTACAATCTAAAAATGCAAAGATAAAAGGATGGCAAGCTTACTCTGATGCATTGAGAGATGCTAGTACAAAAGATAAAATTACTATTGATAAAAATGCAGGTATTAAAACAGGAACAACATTAGTTGCTGGTGGTACTTGTGCTGCTATGAGAACTATATCACTAGCTCACATCTTAGGCTTTAGAAACTTTGAGTTGTTTGGTTTTGATTGTTCAGTTAAAGAACTAACTCCTCAAATGAAAAAAGAAAAGATTAGTGATAAGCCTAAATATTTTAGAGTTGAAACTAGTGATAAACATTTTTGGACTACTGGAGAACTGTTAGCTAATGCTCAAGATTGTGAAAAGCTTTTTGACAATTCAGACCTTGATCTCTCAGTCACTGTACATGGTGAAGGTACTTTAGTTTCAGAAGTATATAAGAAATCATTAAGAGGTAAGGAGATATCATACCTTGATATTATAAATCCTCTTGCAGCTTAATGAACGTAAAGAAAAGTTTTGTCAGAACTATGTCCTACATCGTAATGCTACAAGAGCTGCAAAGGAAGCAGGATATAGTGAGACATCTGCTCACAATCAAGGCTCTAGATTATTAAGAGAACAAGATTGCATAGAACGTATAGCAGAATTATCTTCTGATATTACTACAGACATAGATGTTATTAATGAATTAGAAAAGCAATATGATATAGCTAAAAATTCAGGACACTCTAACTCTGCTTTAAAAGCTTTGGAGTTATTATCAAAAGTTCGTGGTAACAACGATGATTCACAAGAGTTTACAACTGAATCTTTAGAAGCAGATATAGTTCTTGTTATGCAAACTTTAGGATTTGATAAAATTTATTCACTGCTTCAAACATCTTTTCCTGATTACTTTTCTGAGGAAGATGACGATGAAACTGTTGAGGAAAATATATCTCAGGAAGAACACACCACATAATTAAACACTCCTTGATTTTCTTTTTTTACCTGAAGCAGTAACAGACCACTTAACCATCTTAGGTCCTGTCTTTTTTCTAGCTTCAGTCTTAGTAATTTTACTAGCTATCTTCTTAGGTCTGCAAGCAGGATAAGGTCTTTTCTTTTTATCCTTACCAGACCTACCACATTTCTTACCTGTCTTAACGTCTGTCCATTCTTCTTTGAACCATTTAGTTAAGCCACTGTTTTTAGGTTTAGCCATTAGACGTACTTCCCACCAGCCTTTTTATATTCTCTAACTAAATATGCATTTGCATATGCACTGGGATAAACTGAAAATTTCTTTTTGGTTTTTGCTTTTACTCTTGCATACAAAGAAGGGTTAGCAGGTTTAGGAGATTTAGATTTTTTCTTTTTTAGGATTGCCATTTTATTTTCCTATCTTTTTCATTGCTTGATTATGAGCCTGATTAAAACTGCTTCCTTTTGCCATAAGTTTTGCCATCATCATCATATGGTTTTTTGTATGATGCTTAGAATGTTCTTTCATTTTTTTATCTTGTGCTTTAGTTAAAGTTATCATATTTAAACCTTTTATTTTTATTTAGTTAATCCTTTTTGCTTTTCATATGTCCTGAGTGTTCCAAGTCCTAACATTCCCATCAGCACAGTCATAAGTGAACCCATGTCAAAAGTTGGTAGTTCTAATATAACAACATTTAAATAAGCACATATAAACATAGTAACAGGTGCTAGTACAAAATGCCAACACAAAGCAATACCACAGGTCCAGCCAATAAAGGGTCTCCACCCAGCTACGAATATTGATTTGTGTTTAGCTTCTGCTTTGTTTATATCTAGCTGACCTTTGGCTAATTCCTGTGCATGATTCTCAGCCATCGTTGCCACTTGATGTGCCAACTTATTCTTCATATCTTTATCTTCTATAAATTTACCAAGAAGATTTGATACTGGTCCTATTAATGCAGTTAACATTACTTATCTCCTTTATGTTCGTGACCCATCCATATTGCAAATACACCTGTCATCACACCCATAACCACAGATACAAATGCTGACTGTGCTGCAGTAGGTGAATCTAAATCCATAAACCATTCGGCACATCTCCAAGACATAACTGTACTAGCAAGCATCATAAATCTTGGTAGTACTTTCCATTTTAAAAATTGCTCGACTGACACCACGTTACCAATCACCTGATTGCATACATGAGGATAATTTTATAGCTCTCTTTTTTACTTGTAATGCCCACTTAGAATCCAACATCTCTTTCGATGCAGTATTATAAGAACCTTTATGTATAGCAGACCACATCTTTTTAAATTTTAAAAGACGAGGAACACCCATATTAAAAGCCATATCTATTAATACTCTTTGACGAGATTCACCTAAATCTTCTATACATGGTTGATGATAACATAACTCTGCTTCAACTATTTTAATATCATTAGCAGCTAACATATATGCATCTTCTTTAGTTATACCTTCAGCATAAACTTCTTCTATTGTTTTACCCATTAATTCTAGTTCTTTATCAGAGATACCTCTGTCAATTAAATTTCTACCTATACCTATTGTATCTATTCCAAGATGGTCTTGGTAAACTTTAAGAACTAATCCTTCAAAGTCAACTAACTGATCTAATAAAATTTTCATTTTATATTTCATTACTTAACTCCTTCAATAGGTCTAAATAAATCTAATCCTTCTATCTTATTAGATTGAGACATAGGTAAGAATTTTCCTGTAGCAGTATCAAAAATCCTACCATCGGGAAATATATATCTTCCTGTAGCAGGATCGAACTTACCACCTATAGCACTTGTAGAAGGACTAGTCATATTAGCTAGACTAGTTGCTCTACCTGCAGCAGTAGACATATCTATTGTTGATGTTCCTATTCCTTTGCCATAGTATGCTTTCATAGCATCTGTTAATGGAGATTCATCAGGTATCTTCTCAGCCACAGCTTGCACAGCTTTTTTAAACTCAAGCTCATCATTTTCATTACCACCTATGTCAGCCGGACCTCCGGCTTCTAATCCTGCTTGTATCGATTCCATATCACTTTGACTGCTATCTATACCCATACTAGTACTATTACCACCTACTCCTCCGGTTGAACCATCAGTATTTCCTGTAGGATCGTCACCTTCAGAAGGACCTTGACTTGCTCCCGGACCCTCTCCCGGACCTTCATCAGTACCTGAAGGGTCTGTTCCATCATCACCCGGACCACCCGGACCATAAAAACTTGGTATACCCATAGGACCTTTTTTACCTGCACCACCTAATAACTTTAAAGCTTTACCCTCGTCTGCTGTAATCCATGCAAGCATATGTAGTTGACCATTGATGTCAATCTTACGTGGAGCTTTTACCATGTCTGCTAAATTCTTTTTCTTCTTTGCCATTTTAATAATCCCTTAATTTGATACCTTCTAATTGTTTTGAGTATTCTACTATTGATCTTAATACATCAGTAGGAAACTTTTTAGTCTGTATTAGTCTTTGCATTTCTTTAACTGATAAAGTATCAGGTACAAACCTACCATTTTTAATTGCACTAGACATAGTAGTTTTATCTGCTTTGCTAAGTCCTTGGTTTGATAATAATTTTATAATACCTGAAGCTGTTAATGTTTGTTTATTATTTTCTTTATCAGTATAAGTTATATCACCAAACACTTTAATCTTATCATATAATCTAGCTTGACTTTCTTTTTTATCTAATTGTAATTTAAGATATTTATTTATTATATCTTTTTTTTCATCTAAATCCAATACCTTTATAGGAGTTTCTCTATTTAATAAATTTGATAAAGACTTTTTAGTTTCTCTTATTTCTTTTAAATCTTGGAAGATACTATAACCTAATTGTTTATTTAAATTAATAGTTTGTTTTCTTATTCCAAACTTATTAAAAGTGCTTTGATCTTCAGAACTAGTAGGAAAACCATACTCATTAACTGCTTCTCCTTTTCCCATTAACTTTTCTGATTCTTTAGCTTGTCTATAAGCTTGAATATTTTCTGCAAATCCCGGATAAATAAGAGTTGTTGCTAAATTTTTAACAGCTTCTGCTTTAGAAACTTCATTTCCTTTTTTATCAAAACCTGATATTAATGATACTAAATCTTTTGTTAAAAACTTTGGAGAAAAATAAGGACTTAAAACTTCAGTTCCTATCTCTTTAAATACATCATCTAATTCTCTTTGAGTTACTTCTTCTCCTGCTGTTAGTCTAGCTATGATTGCTCTTATAGGTCCTTTAACATATTGAGCTGCATCTATTGATCCTGAGTCTATAACTTTGGCTACAATATTTCCATTTCTATCTTCTGTAAAATTTTCTAGAAATAGTTTAGGACTATTTTTAGAATAATCAGCACTTAATAATTTAACTGCTCTTTCATTTACAGGAGTCACATCATTTAATTGATTGTATGTTGTTATACCTACTCCTAAACCTGTAGTTACACCTGCTGCTGATGTTAATCTTTTATATCCTATGTTTTTTAATGCAGAATTATTTGTTCTTCTTCCTTCTAATACATCTCTTATTCCTTGGCTTACTATATTTTTTGTAGTCCTAACCATTTCAGCAGGAAAAGTAGCATATGTTCCTAAAGGTACACGAGATAAAAGTCTAACTGCAGGAGCTGCAGTAGAGTAAGAAGGCATTGTATTACGTACTATCTCTATTGATTTATCTAAGATTTCTTTTTCACTTAAATTAGGAAATGCTTTTCTATATTGAGCTACTTCTGCTTTTAAAGCTATTAACTTAGATACATCATCAACACCACCATAAACTCCTGAAGCTATTTTAAGTGTTTTTTTAATTCCTTTAAAAGGTACATCATATATTTTTTTAGCTAATGATTTTTCTCCAACTATATCATCTGAAGTTCCTCTTAAATTTAAATTTTTTAAAACTATTTCTGCATCAACACTAGAATCAATTAATCCTGATTGTTTTAAATAAGCTAATTCTTCTAAAGCTTTAGGGTCTTGTAATTTAGCTTTTTCTAATACAGTTTTTAAAGAACTTACTGAATTATTATAAACTTGTTTATTAAAAAAATGTCCATTCATAGCTACTTGTTGAGCAGCACCATAAACATTTAATACATGAGTAGCATTATCAAGAACTGTTTGATTAGCTTGTCCTATACCTGCAAGTTTAGCAAACCCATTTAAATAAAAATTTTTTGACCCTTCAAAACCAAAAACATCTAAACCTCTATCAAAAACTGTACCCATCTCAGGTGTTGTATATATATCATCTAGACCTAATCGTTTAGAAGATACACCTAAACCTTCTAACTCTTTTACTGCTTCTAAGTCACTTAATTTTTTATTAATAAATTTATTAGGAGCAATGTTTGCTTTAACAAAAGTACTTACTTCTGTAGGAAGAGAAGGAAATAAACCTTCTAACTTAACTTGTCTTCCTAAAGAATTTTCAGCAATACTTTTAATATCATTTAAATATTTTGCTTTAGCTATTAATCTATTTTGATTTTGAATAGTTGTTACAAAATTTTTAGTAGGGTCTTTTATTTCTCCTAAAAATTCTAAGATAGGTTTATCAATATTTTTTCTTTTTTTACCTACTCTTACTCCTACTTTTTTACCAACACCACCTACACCTTCATATAATAATGTTTCAAATAAATTAACTTGTTCTCCTGCTTTGCCTTTTAATAACATTTCATTTAATATGTTATCTGCTTGATCCCTATTTAATGAAGGATGTTGTTTTAAAATATATGATCTAGCATTTTCAACTATATTAATTAAGTCTTGATTATTTTGAGAGTTAGGTTTTAATTTACCATCTAATACTTTACCTATTTGTTTTGTCCATTGAGGATTGCTACTAAATTGATATGTTCTTGTTAAATACGTACCATTATTAGCATCTAATTGTAAAGATAATACATCATCATCCTTTAATTTTAATAAGCTTTTAATTATAGGAGTATTATCTTGTATCATCTTATTCATTTTTTGAGCTTGGTCAATAACTTCTTTAGCTATCTTAGGATTATTATTTGGATTAGAAACATAAGCACCTTGTAAAACTTTGTTAACTAAGTCTCTATCAGAGTTATATTTTTTTATAAGTCGTTCTAATTCTTTAGCTTCTTTTTTAGCAAGAATATCTCTAGCTTCTGCATATTCTCTTCTAAGAATATTAGCTTTAAATAAAGGATCACTCATTCCTGCTTTAGAAGTAAAAGCTTTACCTAAAAAACTATTTATATTTCCTATTTTTCCTAATACATTTTTAGCAGTACCTGTTTGCATATACTGACCTAAAGAATTTTTAGTTGCTTTTACATTAGATGTTATAGTATTAGCACTATTATTAATAGGAGTCATAATCTTACTATTTTTTATTGCACTAACTTTATTAGTTAAAGAAGATGAACCTTTTTTAAGTTTATTAACAAGATCAGTTTTTGAAATTATTTTTCCACCTACATTAATGCCACTTTTTGTTACACTAATACCACCAATTATAAGACCACCAAAAGCAATTTGACCTATTAAAGAATCAACAGACTGCTTAAGTTTTTTTTCTGCAAAAGAATCATCAGGGTCTATAGCTAAAGAAGATAAAGAATCTTCCATACCGGGAATCATCTGTACTAAATTCATAGTAAGTTGTTCATCTTCATCTCTTGTAAAAACATCTGCTACTACACCTGCTGTACCATACTTAGAATAATCTCTAATTCTTTTTTGAGCTTTAGTAGTAGCTTTAGGAATCTTAGCAACCTTTCCTAATGTTCCTAAAGTTTTAGTAGCAACTCCAAAAGGTAAAGCAAACTCAGCAAAAGTACTAGCTACTTGTTCTGCTGTATTAGTTTTAGGATCAAAAGTTCTTTTTAATGAATCAGTGTTTTCTTGACCTATAACATTTTTAATAATGTTTCCTGCTTCCCCAAAAAAATTACTTACATTTTTTCTAGCTTTTTTACCTGCAGTAAGTTCTATACCTGATCCTATAGCACTTGTAACATCATCAGTTATATTTCCTAAAGCACGACCTATTATTTTAGAAGGCATAGGAACACCTACACCAAATAGTTCAATACCATCAGCAACAGTTCCATAAGCTTCACCACTTTTTACACGAGCTTTTTGTGTAGCTTCTTCATCAACTGCTCTTTTAAAATCAAGAATAGAAACATCTTTAGAAGTTAAATAATTATTTAAATCTTGGTTATTTTTTATTTGATTATTTTTTGCTAGTAAAGCTACTTCATTAGAAATATCTTCATACTCTTGAGTACCAAAAGCTATAGCCATTTAATTATCCTAAGTTGTTTTGTTTTTTAGAAGTTGACTAATAATATTAGGATCACCTTCTATGTTATTCGGAGGTGTTTTGTCTTTTTTTACTGTACTTAAATCAAAAAGATAATTCATAGTATCGTTTAAATTTCCAGATTGATTATAAAAATTTAAAACTTCTTTTAATTGTTTCTGCATTAAATCTTTAGTTGCTGGATCTACAGCTTGTCCATTAATAAGTGTAAAACCATTTTCATCACTAAACATCACATTATTTTTTGCAGCTATTTGTTTTGATAAAGCTGATAAAATTGGAGCATCTAATTTTCCTTGACCTAAAGCTGCTAGATCAGTATAACCTTTTATATTTAATCCTGCAAGCTTTGCTTTAGCTTCAGCTGCAGATATCTTACCTTGTAATAAAGCTTGTTGTATTTTATATTTCTCTTCTTCAACATTAGGTAAATTTTCTGTAGCTTCAGCAGCACCTTGAGCTAATGCACTAAATGTTCCTGCTCTTGGATCAACTTGAGCTGCATTAATTAAAGCATCACCAATAAAATTAGCCATGTTTCCAGAAGTATTATCTAATCTAGCTAATTGTTTATTAGCCATTTCTTCTTGAAGTTTCTGACTTTCAGTTATTGTATTAGATAAATCTCCATATGAACCTAATAACATTTGCATAAGTTGTTCTTTATTAGTAAGTTGATTCTTATTACTTTTTTGATTATCAAATATAGAAGTAGGATTATTAACACTGTTAGCTTGAGAACCTGCTTGTAACATAGCAGATAAACCACCATCAGAATCAAAAGCTACTTGACCACCTGTTTTAAAAGGCATACCTTGAGACATACCATATAGTTTAGCTCCTGTTCCTACAAGGTTCATAAAATTACTCATGCCTGAAGGTTTTCTATATACATCAGCTACCTCAGTAGATTGATAAGGATAACCATATAAGGTTGATTGATACCTATCTAATAAGGTATTTGGAAAATTTAATTGAGATTGATAGTCAGCATAGTTTTGATTTAGTCCTTTATCAGTCATATCTCTTTGAGCTTCACCTACACTTGTCATACCTGTATATTCTTTTAAAGCTTGTTGAGGAGCTAATTGTCCTAAAGATGATAGACCTGCAGCAGCAGATTTTTCTCTAGCCTTTTGAGATTCAAAAGCTTTTTGTGCATTTTCAAAAGCTGCCTTACTTCCCTTAGTCTGTATGTCACCTAACTTTGATTGGTAATTTCTTAATGCTTCAGACTCAACTACACCTTGTCTAGAACCTCCAAAACTTCCTGCACCTACTGCACCCATTCCTATAGTCTGTAAGCCTTTGTCAAAGTCTCTACCTGCTTCTCTTTTTTCTACATCAATAACTGCTTGTTGATAAGGATTCATATATGAAGCCATGTTATCACTAAATTTATCAGACTGACCTTTATAAAAACTTTCAGCAGGATCAAAATATGTTTGACCTTTACCTACTAAACTAGAAATACCTGACATACCTGCTAGTTCTTCAGGATTAAACCCGGAATATCTATCACCAGTATAAGTTGGATAACCTAACTCTTTTTTAGTTTCATATATATTTTTAGCTTCCTTTAATACATCAGCTAACCCTGATTTATAATCATCAGGAACACTATACCTACCTGTTATATCTACTGCCATTATACTAATCCCTTCAATTCTTTACTAGCATTTATTTCATTCTGTTGTTCTGTTGTACCAAAAGCTTTACTTATTATATATTTTATAAAGTCATCTAATTTTTCTGCACCTGCATCAGAAGAACCATTACCTAATATAGCAACACTATCTGCTGGCATTACATACTCTTCATTACTTAGTTTAGCACGTTTAATAATTGGATCACCTTCAACTTTAAAGTCAACTGTATCATCCATTCCATCACCTTCTCCTTCAACCATTCCTTCAAAGTAACCACTTTTACCTTGACCACCTTCAGCTAACATAGCAGATAAACCACCTTGATTAGGCATAGGTTGTGGTGGCATAGGTTGTGGTGGCATAGGTTGTTTCATTTCTAAAGGAGGTTTAGGCATTATCTGTTGTAGTCCTTCATTAGGTGTAGATATTACATTAAGTTTTTCTAATTTATTTCTACCATAATTAATTAATTGTTGCATAGCTGATTCAGAGTTTTCTTCTAAAGACATATCACCTATACTTTGTATCTTTTCATTTAAACGAAAAGCTTCAGGTAAACCTGTACGAGGATTAACTGATAATTTACCCATACGTTCTAACACGTTTACTTCAGGTTTAGACATATGAATTAATTCAGTATCACCTTGCCTACCTTTTAAAGCAAGAAGATTTGATAACCCACTCATAGGAGCTTCTCTATTAACTAAGTATGCCATTATTATTTTTCACCTTATTTGGCATAGTATAATTAGACTGTGCCTTTGTCATATTAGATTGAAAATTACTTATATTACTTTGCATATCATTACTCTTATTATACAACGAACCAATGTTTAATGCCATACCTTGTACAGTTTTTGTACCAAAATAATCATTTGTTTTTACAGTTCCTGTATTAATATTTTCAATATAAGTACTATTATTTATTAAATTAAAATATTCTTGTTTATTCATTAGTTAAAATTTACCCATCCTGTTCCATCTACATAACCTTTAAATTTACCTTCATCTTTAGAATAAGCTATATCACCTGAACTAGGTCTTCCTATTTCTGTAACAGTAACTACTGCATATACATTTGTTGCTGGTTTAAAATCAACTAAAGCATCTCTTGTTTCTAATTCAAAACTTAATTGATTACTCCATTCTCTTATTAAAGTGTACATTTTATTTAATTCAGAAGTAGAAAAAGAAGTAAAGCTAGGTACTTGTGGATAGTTAGCCATTATCTTCTACCATCTTTTTGAGTAGATAGTCTAACCTCACCCCATCTCCAAGAACCATCATTAGTTCCTGAAACAATAACTGAAACCTGTCTACCTCTAGCCCTAAAATTTATTTTTTCTGTAGAAGGTTGAATAATAAAAGGTCCTTTAGTTGTTAATGGTCCATTAGGATAAGCATTTGTTTGAATAAATATTTCTATTTGATTTCCTGAATCAATAGCATAGTCAGGAATAATCTTATCCATGTACATTATATCATCTCCTTCGTCTAGATCAAACTTAGAAGATTCAAGAAAGGAAGATAAAGCTACTCCATCTCCAGTATAAACACCTGTAGGTTCGTTATCATAAAGATAAGGAGTAGCAGTATCAGATGTATTTCCTGTTGTAATTGTATTACTAAATACTGTTCGATCATTAAACGTACTATAAAAAGAATCTCCATATACCCATGTCTTTTCTTCTACATTATATATAACATAAGCATTAGGTTCAGTTGATCCTGCTTTAGGATACAACCAAATAATTTCTTTAAACTCAGAATTAATTCCTGCATAAACTTTATCTTTATTTGTATTATTAAAATTACCAAACAAATGTCTACGTATAGTACAAGGTAAATTATTTATTCTTCCATCAAAAGCATAGAAGTTATTGTCACTCATCCAATAAGAAATACCATCGTAATCAATAGCTCCATGAGGACTTATTAAACCACAGTTAGTACCTACTTGAGTAAAACTAAATATAAAAGGAGGACCTACATATTGCATTGTATACATAGCATTGTCAGTCCATATAGCTATATTATTTCTAGAACGAGTTGCTCCTATAATTTCTGTACCATCAGTTAACACAGTCTCACCTGATGTTGTTGTTATAGAAGGAGTCCAATTAGTAAAGTCTTCTTGGTCTGACCATCTAACTAACAGAGGATTAAAAGCTGCTCCTGAAAATTCATTAGTACCAAAACAAATAGCATGTCTATCATTAGGAGAAACAACTAAAAAATTAGACTTTGAAGGAGCAGACGTAGCTGTAACATGAGTAGCATTAGTTGAACTAGTAATAGGCAACATTCTTGAAGGTGTTATAGAAGCAGCAGTATCAAAATAAAATATATTACCACCTCTACGTAGTCCTAATACATCTTGACCCCAATTATCAAACTTCCATTGGCTACCTTGAAAGGTAATTCCTGAAGATGAAGCTGCAACATTCCATGCTCTTTCTCCTGTTACAGAAGCACCTGCATTAAAAATAGCAGCACCATAACCTAAACCTTGTATACTATCAGATAATTCATTATCTAATAAATATGCTACTGATACAGCAGTACCTCCACCTGTAGCTGTTCCTGTTGCTGTAGTAGGACCATTAAATGTAAATTTATTTATATTAGTAACACTTGTAATAGTATAAGGTAATAGTCTAGGTAAAGTTACTCCACCTACATCTGCAGCACCTTCAACAATAATTCTATCACCTTCTGATCTTCCATGATTAGTTATGCTTGTAACAATTTCTATAGAACCATTAGCTGTTGTAAAAATATTTTGAACAGATACGATAGAAGTAATAGGAGTTACATCATAAATAACATCTCCTAATTCAACATAAGCTTGTTTGTTTGAACCAGCTATTATCATTTTTTTAGTATTATTATCTGACCATGTTAACACATCTCTAATTTGACCTGATAAAACTGTTGAATTATGTTTTGAATAACCTCGTATGTTTTCAGGTTTACCTTCTCTAAACCTAACTCTATTACCATCAAACCATTTACCTTCTTCAGCATATTGAGTTGACTCTCTATGAAATCCGGGTAAAAATTTTAATGATTGAAGTTTTGAATCTGTTGATGACATTAATATGCTAACTCTGTACAGGTTATACGACTTTGAGATGCTTCAGCAATCATATCACTATCATGTAAATCAACTGAACCATTTTCTTTTTTTGCATATAAAGTATATGTATGTGAAGCTGCTGATCCGGGAGAATCTAAAAATTGCATAGCAACCATAGCTTGAGTTCTAGCTCCTTCAGAAGCATATGAACCAATATAACCTAAATCAGTACCTCCTCTATATAATTTAAATACTGCTTTACCATCTGTAACTTGTGACCTTGTATCAGTATATACATTAACTTGTACTAATACTTTATTAGAAGCAGCAGCAGTACTAATTGCTAATGCTAAATTTGTTGTTGCATAAGATGATGTTAAAGCATAAGAAGTACCATAACCTGCCTGAACTACTTGTAAAGTCTTACCTACATTACTTAGTGTTGAACCATTACCTGCAAATGAAGTTGCTGATACAATTCCAGTTACTGCAACTCCTCCATTAGTTGTTTCAAGTTTTTTACTATTATTATGATATAAGTCTACTCCACCATCTTCAATAAATTGTAAAGCAGTTTCGTTACCAGCAGCATTTCTTAAATTAAAAGAACTTGCTTGAATATTAAGTCCACCAGTACCAGTATCAACTATATATGAGTTAGAAGCATCATGATATATTTCTAAATCTCCTGAATCACCTAATTTAATTTTATCATTATCAGCCATATTAAGATGAGTTTTAAGAGTAGTCTCTCCATCAACAGTAAGTGTACCACCTATAGAAGTATTGGCAGTTACTGTTAAAGAATTTGCTGATCCTGTATCTAATCTATTTACTAGAGTTCCATTAGTGGCTACAACAGAACTAAATCCTTGTTGAGCTGCAGTAACAGCAGTACCTCCAGTAGGTTTAATAAATACATCATAGTCACCTGAAGTTCCATTATGTATAAAGTAAATTTTCTCTTGAGCAGGTATGCCTATAGTTACGTTAGCAGTTAATGTTCCCATAACTTTCAAACCAAAGTTTCTTGATTGGTCTGTAGCTCCACTATTATTAGTTAAACTTACTGCAACACTAGAAACAGATACAGTTTCATATCCTGCTATTGATTCATCTATTAAATCAATAACATTTTGATTTAGTATTAAACCCCATGAGTTAGGATTTTCACCATCTGCTTGTTTTTCTAATCTAATTCTTGATGTATATGTTGATGCCATTTTCTTTTCCTATTTTATTTTACAACTAGTGTTACAACTAAAGCTATTATACCTAACGTACCAATCATAGACATAGCTTCCATTCTCCACAATCTTTTATCTAATCCACTTAATTTATCATTAACCATTTCATATCTAATAGCACATTCTTTTTCATGTGCTTCTAATTCCATTTGTACTTTTAATTCAGGCTGTATTCCCATTTTCATTAATCAGCATCCTCTATTGTGTTGCCTTCATCTACCCATTCAAGAATTGCTTGGTAGTCTGTATTTCCATTATCTATTGGCACTTGTTGTTGTTCTGCTCTACCCTCTATATTACAATAAATATGTGTTACTTTCCCAGTTAAAGGATATTTCCAATATTTAGCATTTGTTACTTTCATACTAGCCTCTATAACTCTGAATCTAAATTAATTCTCATGTCAGTATTATTATCTGCTTCAACTTGATATATTGTTCCTGCTGACATATCTGCACCACTTCTTGTTATATTAATTGCAAATCTACTAAAGTCATCCATTGTTTCTGCTGCTGCACTAGTACCTGTAGTACCTCCTGCACTAAGTCCTGCAACTCCAAAGTCATCGTTTGCTGAAACACTTCCTGTTGGATTAGCTCTCATGGGAACTGGTACTGGATATGTAGCAGTTGTATTAGAAGTACTATATGCTCTGCCATGACCTACCTTCATAAAAGCTGTTGCTGCTTTCATAGTATAAAAATAACGATAACAAAGCTGTCTCTCTTCCCCAAATGATCTATGCTCAAAGTTTGTAGCTTGTGATCCTAATTCCCATTGCACTCCTGCAAGATAAAACTCATTGCTTGTACTAGCAAATATAGAATCAATCCCTGCTGCTACATTAGCATTTGTTCTTGAGTTCCAATTTGTGTTTAATGTGCCACTTGTATGAGTGCTTCCTGCATGCAACCAAAAGTTTAGTGTCATAGACATAGATATATCTTGATCTAATGCTCCAGTTGTGTCTCCGGGAATTGTCCAGTAATAACGAACCCAATCTGTTGTAAAAGTAAATATTTTAGATATGCTTCTTGTATTGTCATTATCTTGTAGTTCTACTACAAAGTCTGTGGCACTTCCTACAATCTTTGCATAAAAAGATATTGTTGTAGGTTCAGCACTTGACGTACCTTTTTTCAACTGTTGTAAATCTTGTCCTTCAAATCTTTGATTTATACGAAGTTGCTCACCTGCTGCAATAGAAGTATCTGCTGTAGTACAGTTAATTACTAAACCATAATTAAAACCATCAGGATCACCTGCTGTTCTTGTCATAGTAAATCTTCCTGCCGAAGTATCACCTAAATTAATTCTCCATCTATCAGCAGTAAAGTATCCACTAGCTGTACCTAAACCAGTTACATTTGTGCTTCTTTGCCAGCATTGAAAATTTCCATTGTAGATCATATTCCGTCTGCCACCAATCTGACTATTGGTTAGGACTTCACCCATCTTTGCTAACTCTGCTGCTTTAGTCATTTATGAAATACCCATTGCTTCATTACGTTCATCTGTTAATGCTTTATTTGTTTTAACAACTTCTAAAGTAAATGCTTGTGCTACTTGAGCATCTTGTCCAGTAGCTATTGTTATTCCATTTGCATTACAATGAGCCATATTTCTAGCTATAATATCTTCAATAGCTACACGACATCTTTCTTTAACTGCATTATCAATCCAGTCTTGTTGTCCATAAGCTATATGAGACAAGGCTTTGTCTTCTGTGTCTGTAAGTGTTATTGTATAATTTGCCATTTTATTCTCCTATTATCCTAGCATGTAAAAAGTTGCACGACATCTTTGAGCCTCAAGTGTTGCTGAATTACTTCCAAAATGAGAATTAACAGTAAGATAATCTCCTGCTGATAAATTTAAAGATAATGTTCTTGTTGCACCTCTCAAATTATCTCCAAAATTAATCCAAACATCTAATGGTGTTATTGCTCCCCCATTAAGATATATACCAACATGAAATTGATTATATTGACCATTAGCTTGTAATTCTGCTGATATGATATAATTTCCTGCAACTGGTGCTGTAAACCTACCATTACTTGTGTTATACATAGACCCTTGATTTCTACGTACTTCATTAAATACAACTACTGGTGCTTGTCCACTACCAACAGATGTGGCTGTTGTTTTTTCAACGACTGCTATTGGTTGAAGAGGCACAGTCATTCTATTGCTTTCAAATTGTTGGACTAAAGTACCACCAGTAAATAACTTAAACTGATTAGTAGCATTAGCTCTAGCACCACTAATTTCCCAAGCAGGTGTAGCATCTCCTTGAAAAGATTGTATTCCATTATAACTACCACCACTATAGTTAGCAGCTTTTAATTGTAGTCTTGAAGCATAACCTGCTGTAGTTGCCTCTCCTAAAATGTTTTGGTCTGCTCCTGCTCTATTAGCAGTAATAGTTCCAGTAGATGCAAGTATGTTACCATTAGCATCTATTGTCATAGCTAAAGCATTAGCATTATCATCAATTCCTGTTGACCTAAAACTTGTTAGTGTACCTACACTTGTTATATTAGGTTGTGATGCTGTTGCAAGTGTACCTGTAATAGCACCTGTGACTCCAAGAGTACCAGCCATAGTAACATTACCTTCAAACGTACCACCTGCTGATTGACTAACTGTATCTGCTACACTAAATACATCATATACAATAATAACAATAATATCATTTACTGATGCACCCGTTCCTAAAACGATAGATGTACCACTTGTTGCAGTATAGTCAGCAGTTCCTAATAATACTCCATTCTGATATACGTCTACATAGTTACCATCAGAATAAGTAAGAGTAATACCTTCACTACTAGTACCAGTAAAAGTTGTTTGGTTAGCTGTAGCAGTATACGTAAGAACTCTACGTACTCCATTGCTAGGTGATGTACCTATATATGCCATTAGTTATTTTCCAATGCTGTAATTCTAGCTGTTAATGATTCTATTGTAGCTTGCTGTTCTTGTATGGTTTTTACTAGTAGAGGTACTAGTTTAGATTGATCTATACTCTGCATAACTGCATTTCCGTCATCATCTACGGCATCTTTTTCACCAATAATAGCTTCTGGTACAATGTTTGAAACTTCATGTGCTAAAAAACCATCTACTGTAGTATCTGCATCTGCTTTAAAGTTAAATCTTGAAGGTTTAAGTTGTTTTAATCTTGTAGTTGCATCAAAATTATAATTAACATTTTCTTTTAATCTGTAATCAGAAGATGTACCAAAAGAAGTGCCACCTCCACTAGTAACAATATTCCCAACTGGTCCATTACCATTTAAAAAATTAATGTGTGCAACAGAAGAAGTTGAACTTCCTGCTGAAGATAGATGAGCATTAACACTTGTTATACTTGGTGAAAAACTAAAACCTGACACAGAAGAACTTGGTAGTGCTGTAATATTTCCAATTAATATGTAACCAGAATCAGTTATAACCATTCTATTAGCACTAGTATCAGAAGAATTTGAGATACCTATAATACCTTCTTTACCTACTTTAGTAAGTGCCATCTATATAATCCCTTGAGCTTCTGCCCATACTTTATAATTATTTTTAACTGCATCAGTCCATATAGCATTTGCTACTGCTTGTACACTTGCTTCTTCATTACTTATATCTGTAGCTGTATGTGTCCATACTCCATCTGCATCAACTAAAGAAGAAAAAGGAACTATACTAGTTCTATGTCTTGACCTTGATATTTCCACATCATCTTCTAAAATAACTGTGTCTATTGCTACTTGTATAACCCAATTTTGGACTACTTCTACTTTTGCTATTTCTGTTGTTTTTGTTATTGCCATTTTTAACTCCTAAGTAGTTTTGTAAAATACAGATGCTGATAGATAAGCACCAGTTCCAGCATTATGTGTTATCTCACTCCAACCACCATTAGAAGTTGATTGATAAAAAGCTATTTGTGTTCCTGAAACATATGGAGATATATTTGTAGAACCAGTACCCAATGTAAAACGTACATAAGTCATTACGTTTCCAGTTGCTTGAGAACCACTAGCTGTAAAAGGTAATCCAGTAATTCTTGCTCCTCCTGCAGCACCTGTGCTATTTACATTACTTAATTGAAATTGTGCATAACACATATTGCCTATTTTTGTATATGTTCCTACTACTGTAACTGCTGTAGATGGGTTTGATGTACTTCCTGTTAAAGTTGCAGTCCAAGTTCCTTGCTCATAATCGTTAAGAACATTTGATGAAGTATTTGCTGTGCCTACACCTAGAGCAACCCCTGCTGAAGCAGATACAACTCCGTTAGAGTGTATTCTCATACGTTCTGTACCACCAGAGCCAAAACCAAGTGTATTTGCAGAAGGTACAAACATTCCATTAGCACCTAAAGCACCAGATGTTATTGCAAAGTTTGGTGCAGAAGCTGATCCTGCTGATGTTCCAACATAAGTTCCTGTTGATGTAACACCAGTTGAAGTCGTGGCAATCTTAGCACTATTGTCGTAATAAAGTGTTACTGCACCATCTACAACAGCAGTTATCATATTCTCACCAACAGCTGGATTCGTGAGTGAAAAATCTTGACAAGCAAGAATTAAGTTTCCAGTTCCTACATCTTTTATATAACTATTACTACCATCGTGGAAAATCTGTAAGTCAGCACCATCACCAAGTTTTATAATGTCACTATCACCCATGTTAAGATGAGTGGCTAGTGTGGTTTCTCCTGTTACAGCAAGAGTTGTACTAAACGTACCACTTGTTGCACTTAAAGAACTTGTTGAAGGATGAGTAACTGTACCTAAAACTAAACCTAAATAATTTATAAATATATTTCCTGTTCCTGAACTAGGAGCAGAACTAAAAGTAAGAGTAACTCCATCAGGAATAGTATAAGAAGATGTATCTTGAATAACACCATCTACTGAAACCATTATAGATTGAACACTAGCTACAGTTCTATCTAATGTAAATTCAGTAGCTGATCCAGTGCCATTAAATCTTTGAACAGTAGGTATAGTTGTAAATTGAGCTGCAGGTTGATTACCTAAAAAAGCCATTAAGAAATCTCCAAATAACTCGTAACCACATCTACTGAACTAGCTAAACTTGATGTAATCATTACATGATCTGCATCATTTAAAACTAATTTTTGATCTCCTCCAACTACAATTAAACTTGAACCAACAGGTATAGGAGCAGCTTTAATTAATCTTGCTACACCATTTCCTGCATCACCTATACTTAATACTGCATCAACAGTTATTTGTGATGTTGATATATTTGCTAAACTTAAACCTATTATTGTAGTTTCTCGACTTGCAGGACAAAGATAAGCTTGCACAGGTGATGTACCTACTCCTGCTACTACTGATACCTTAAAATTATTTGCCATAATATTCCCTTATTTCTTAATATATTATACTGTATAACTTAACCTAATGCAATAGCAAATGGTATAGGTGAGTTATTAGCAATAGATGTTGCCATTGTTGCAGATAAATTACCTACAACTGTATTAATACTTGTTACAGCATCTAAGTTAGTTTTTGTTAATACAGAAACTGCTGCAACAACTGTGTTAATACTTGTTATGGCTGCTGTGTTAGTTGCTATAGCTGTAGTTCGATTGTTAATACTTGTAGCCATAGTAGCTGATAAGTTTGTAACAACTGTATTTATAGATGTTATAGCTGCTGTTCTGTTAGATATACTAGTTGCCATAGTAGCTGAAAGATTAGTAACAACTGTATTAATACTTGTTACAGCATCTAAGTTAGTTTTAGTTAATGCTGATACTCCTGCTACTACTGTATTAATACTTGTAATAGCATCTAGATTTGTTTTTGTTAATACAGATACTCCTGCTACTACTGTATTAATAGATGTTATAGCTGCAGTATTTGTTGCTATAGCAGTTGTTCTATTAGCTATTGAAGTTGCCATAGTAGCTGATAGATTACCCACTACTGTATTTATAGATGTTATGGCATTTAAATTTGTTTTAGTTAATACAGATACTGCATGAAGCTCTGCTGATGTAGCATAGTTACCTCCATCACCTATGATAGCATTTATAGAAGTTATAGCTGCTGTACGATTAGCTATGCTTGTAGCCATAGTAGCTGATAAATTTGTTACAACTGTATTAATAGATGTTATGGCAGCTACGTTAGTTGCTATAGCAGTTGTTCTATTAGCAATACTTGTAGCCATAGTAGCTGATAAAGCTGTAATAGCTGATGTTCTGTTTCCTATGCTAGTAGCCATAGTGGTTGATAAAGCAGCAACAGTAGCACTTGTAGCTACGTCTGCTCCATTTTTAAATAATCTAGTTGCATTAGCACTTACAGCAAAAAAGTTAGTTGCATTTAATTCAGCTATAGATGCAGCAGTAAATGTTAAATTAGCAGCAGTTAAATCAGTTATACTAGCCACTGCAACATTTAAATTAGTTGTATTAATTGTAGTAGCAGTAACAATAGGTGATGTTATTTTTGTTGTAGCTGTTCCATTATTAAAAGTAATATCAGTAGCACTAACAGCTTTCATGTTAGTAGAACCTTTTACAATTAAATCATTACCTATTGTAGTATTATTTTCTATTGTTAAAGAAGAACCATCAAATACACCACCAATAAAAGAGTTAGCTGATACTGTAGTAGCTACACTAACACTTATAACTCTGCCATATCCATCTATATTAAACTTACCTAAAGGTCCATAAGTAGCTGATGTTATTCCAGTTGTAGCTAAACCTATTGTAGGATTACCTGCTGTTCCATTAGCATTACCTATACTTAAAGGTTCTGTAACAACTATTGTTCTACCATAAGCTGTTCCACTATTAACAGCTATTAAACCTGTAGCTCCTGTAATGTCAGCCATATTATTTAAAGCTGATACATTAGCTGTAAGAGTTGTACCTTGAAGTTTTATTGTACCTGTTAAATTAATGGTATCATTTGATAATTGTAAAGGTGAAGAAGTTCCTTCCCCATCAGAAATATTTCTTAGAGTCGTATCTATACCTGCATTATTATTACTTATTTGTAATAAATCTTTATAGGTATTAGCAATGGTCTTACCAGTAAAAGTTGTCATATTGTATTCCAATAATTATTAGTGTCTTCCCAATTAGTAGAAGCATTTTCCCATAATACATTTCTGTCATTATTATTTTCAGGTCTTACATCTCTAATAAAATTTGTTTCACGTAAAACAGGTGATCTATTTTGAGGATGATTTTTTAAATCATACTGTCCTTCATAGTCTTCAGGGCAAACTAACATTCCATAGCTATTTAATTTCATAGAAGGTCGTTTATATTCAAACCCACAAACGTCACATTCAACTATTAAATTTTTTGCTCTTGCCATTAATTAGGTAACCAATCTGTAACAGTCACATTTGTTGGTGGCATTGGTGATCGTCTATGAAACTTAACATTTTCACTATCAACCCCACCTTTAGTTTTATTTTGAGGATGATTTTTTAAATCGTATCTTCCATCGTTATCAGTTGGACATACCATTAATCCAAAACTATTTTTAACTAGCTCACTTAAATTATATCTAAAACCACAAACGTCACATATACCATAAATTTTATTTCTGTTTACCATTAATAAATATTTAACTTAGGTCTTAAATATAAACTAACTCTTTCTCTATCTTCATCTAAAGCTCTGCTTAATCTTTCTTCATACTCTGCTTTAATTAAATTAATACGTGCTAAGTCTACTCCCGGTCTTTTTAATCCCATATGATAAGCTAGACCTGCTGTAAGACAAGGTAAAAATTTTCTAGATATGTCTGCTGTTTGTACTGCTGATTTATTTACATCTTGTATGTATCTAATTAATTCAACTTTAACTTTATCTGTAGAGTTTTCAGGAATGGGCCATAGATATACAGTAGGATTATCCCTACCATTTCTAACAGCAAATTGAGTTGGTCTACCTGTCTGTCCTTTAGAAGGTATTTTTAAATATTCTTGCATTGATATACGTTCTAGTTGTATATCTGTATCATCTCTATTGACAACTGCTTCTAAAATATCTATACTAGAACTAGCTAAGTCATATGCTGTTGTACTAACTGATACATCAAATACAGAAGTTTCTGCTGTCCAAAGCATGACTCCTCTATTCTGCCAATCTTGTAATAATAAATTTATGGAACGTCTTGCTGATTTAGGCTCATGTCCTAATGTCTGTTCTCCACCAATCATTTCAGAAGCTTCTTGAATTACTTCATCTATGTCCATAGAAAATGTATATGTACCTGATGTACTCATTATGCTCTACCTCTTTTATTTGTTTTTATAGAGCCACCTATACCAATTTTCAGTTGCTTTTTTTTCTTCAAAGAGTTCAAGTTGATTTTTTTTATTTTTTTGTTTGGTTTGGTAACTTGAAATCTTATGCTTGCTCTTGTAATAGACATTATGCACTACCCAATTTTTTATGTTTTTGATTTTTTGGAGGAGACTTTTTGCTACCTCCTGCAGTCCATAATTTTTTATTTGCCCAATAAGCTGCAGACATTTTTCCTTTAGCAATATTTTTTCCATGACGAGCTTTAAAACTTGCTCTAGCTGTAGGAGAGTAGTTATGACCCATAGACGAATCTCCAAAATGAATAAGCTTAACCTTATCTCCTTCTTTAGCCAAGACCATACCTTTTTTACCGGGTCTATCAGATTTTTTAGGTTTATTAAATCCTGCAAATTTCTTGCCACGATATTCAATTCCTCCAGATGGTATTCTTTTATATAATGTCATATTAGTTCCTATTATACCAAACATAGTAATTACTTACAAATCATTTTAATTTTTAGGTAATACTTTATAAGCTTCTTTTATTTGTTCTATAGTTCTATAACACCCTACACATACATCATTTACTAATTTACATATACCTCTACATGGTGTCATTCTAGTTCTTCTCTGAAAATAAAAGTTTTAGGTTGGGTGTCTGCAAATGCTTCTGCCTTACTTACAAATATACTTGTTAATAATAATAAAAATCCACCTATTACAAGTACAAGAAATAACCATCCTATACCTTCACCTATTTGCTTTCGTATCTGCTGTTGCTTATAAATAGTAGCTTGTCTTTGTTTACGTATCTTACCTTCCATTTCTAAAAGTTCATCATAGGCTTGTGGTCCATGAGTCATATTTAAAAACATCTTGAGTTCGTATCTTTGTTCCTCAAGTTTCTTCTTGGCTGCATAAGCCTGTAGTGCAGTAGTTTCAATACTTCCACTACCAAAGACTTTGCCAAACACTCCCGGATTTTTTGCTTGTTTCTCTGCATTATCAACATCTGAAACTGCTCCCATCCATCTGCTAATGTCTCCTGACATCTGCTCTAAGTCTCTGCCTACAGCAAAACCTTGTTTAATTGCACTAAATGCTTTAGATGCTACTCCAACTGCAAGTGATATAGTTACTGGGTCCATTACTTTTTCCTTATAGGTTTGCAGTATGCAGTTATCTGTAGGTTAGGTCCTTCCTTTTGAGGTATAGAAGGTTGATTGTGTAATCTCTCTGAAAAATATAAACATCTATTAATATCTTGAAAAGTTTGTGTCTGGTCTACTACTCTTAATCCCATCATAAACACAAGCACAAACTCAATCATTTATATAGGTACTCCTTGTACCTCCTCTTCATGACAATCACAATTACATTCTTCACAATCACATTCGTAGCACTCACAAGTATCACATTTTTTTTCTTTAGTCATTTTTATCCTTTAGGTTTTCTAGCTTTACCCCAACCTCTAATTTGTTTAGCTACATACTTATCAGAAGATAAACTACCACCTGATTTTTTAGTTGTATCTTCTTTTCTAGCTCTTTTCATTAATTCAGGATGCTCTTTAAACATTTCATATCCTGCTAATTTTTTTCCTACTTTTTTAGCTTCATTTATTTTTCTGTTATAGTTTTCATTAGGACCTCCACCAAAAATCTTTTCAACCATAGTTCTTTTTCTTTTAGATTTTTGACCAGTAGGTGTATATATCATTCCATAAATCTTTGACTTATTTTTATATTTATCCTCCAAAGCTTTTTTATATGAAATAGGTTTACCTATTGTCTTATCCTTAGTGCCTGACTTAAATGCCTTAAACTTTACACCCTTACCTGCACCTTTAGTATCTGCATCTTTTCTTTTTAGTTTGTCACCTGTACCACCGAATATTCTTGCAGATTTTTTAGGCATTGCTCTTTTCTTAGGAGTACCAAACATATGAGCTAAGAAATCAGAAGCACTATCGTATGCAACATCTCCCTTCTTATCTATAAATCTACCTGTGTAGTCATTAGATTTAAGTTTAGGT